TGGGCAGACACTATAACCAAAGCTTATATTAGAACTATTAAAACAGGCCTTCCTCAAGGAGTTGCACCAATATTACCAGCACCAGGATTAAATCCATCAGCACCACCACCATTTACAATAGGAGTATCGGGATTTAATACGGCTGAAAGTAGGGAAAGAGTCTTATACTCAGTAATTCATGCCTACTTTGCCGCTAAAGAGTTTAGTCTAAACAAAGCTTCTATTGATGGATTGATTCAAACAATCAAACAACTCATTTCAAAGATTAAAAACAAGCAACAGCAGATTAGAACCTTAATAGATCAGATAAGAATTATCAATGAGGAGCTCAAGCAGCTACCACCTTTACTAAAGGAAATAGAAGAAGCTGTTAAGGACGTCTTCAAAGAGCAGCTCATTAATGTTAAAAACATCGAAACCTCTATGAGCTTTATACAAGCAGAGGTAGGACCTGATTCCTTTAATCAGATATTTGCAAAAGAATTACAACTCATTAGAACTATAAAAAGTTTTAATGTACGAGACGTTAATGCCATACGTACTATAGCTTTATTTGTCTCAGAGTATGGTCAAAGAACACAAACAATTGTACAAGCAACTACATCAGAACGTGCTTTAAAAACGTATGTACAATCTAGATTGATTGAGATTGCTAAAGAATTTTTAACTTTAGCGAATGGTTTAGTAGATCCACTTTCCATGATGGATTATCTAAGACAACTGAGTCCTGCACGTCCTAAGATAAAAGTGCTTTACGAAAAAGTTAATAGATTTACCTTTCTTCAAACCCTACTAAAACCACAGCTACTTAAGCTAGAGGTAAAAAAGAAAATTCTTATCAAAGACATTCAAGACAATCTTCAAACTCGATTAGTAGCTCTCCGCGAGACTTTGCAAAAAAGAATAGCTGAACATAGTTCAAAAAGAAAAGAAGGTAAAGCCGATTTAATTTTTAAAAAAGCCAAATCTAATATAGACAAGTTTAGAAAAGAAAACGAAGCAAAAGCAAAGAAGCTAAAGAAAAAAATAAAGCTTTATAAAGAAGCATCCAAGTCTGTAGTAGTACTAGTAGGGAAAACAACAAACTTAGCAACTGAGTTCTCAAAACAATTTAAAGCAATACAGCAGGAAATTGCAGATCAACAGAAAAACATACAGCAAGTTGGATCAACTTACAGGGAAGCTTTAGATACACAAGTTGAGGTCACTAAGGTAAGAGAGTATGCAAGCTTTTTAAAACTTGATCAATTTGCAAATCAAATGGCTTCAGTAGTAATACAGACTAAATGCAGCTTTCAAACCTTTAAAGTATTTTTTGAAAGAAACAATGCAAAAATAAAAACATACCTTTTAGAAATGCAATCTATAGAGGAGGAGCTAAGTAACCTATCTAATACCATAAAAGATATAGATGAGTTAAGCAAGGATATTCCTAATAGTACGACAGCCCCTACTCAAGACATAAAATCCTCTTTTCTGACGGTATTAAAATATTCCCTAGATAAATTAGCTATTAAGCTTCAAAAACTACAAATCTGGCTTACTAAGAAAATTGAAGAGTTAACGGTTTTTTTAAAAACAAAGGTTGAAAAGTTTAAAAACGACCTAGAGATTTTTGCATTAACCCTAATACCACTTAAAAGTGATGTAGAGGATGTGAAAAATAAAAAACTCATAGCAGAGTCTAAAAAGAAAAAGCTACAAGATAAAAAAACACAAATAGAAAAGATAGCAAAGCTCACTAAATATGTGTATAATATGTCAACAGGAGCAGCAGACCTCACTAAAAACCTAAACAAAGGAGTTTACAGATTTGCAGAGAATGAATTATCTATCAATAAGATTGTGAATGGTTATTATTCTTTTAAAAAGGAAGATCAACCACGAGTAGTGCAAGTTCAGCTAGACAAAGAAAAAGAAAAGCTAAGAGAGGATTTCGAAGCTTTAAAGATTATTGAAATGCTAATTTATGGTATAGTTGAGACTGCAAAAGAAATGAAAAACACAAACTTCACAGCAGAGCTACAGCAGATTATAAACAATACACCGAAGAGTGCACCAGGCTTGCAGACTTTAAAAATCATACTAGATATATCAAAGAATCCACCTAATAACCCAACACAAGTACGAGATACAGCACAAAGCTTAGGAGGATCTGTATTGCAAGATGTATCAGCAGCAAACACCATAATTGGCTTAGAAAGAAAATACCTGCTCAAAAGCAGAGAGGTTGTTAGGCTTTTATGTGATACTAAACACATAAAGAACATAAAAGTAAAAGGAATGTTAGATAAGGTGAGTGATAGCTTAGATAAAAATCAATCATTTATACTATTAGCATTCAAATACCTCAAAGAACAGTTACAAGCTTTTGCAAAATTTCTCAATAAAAAGATACAAAAAGTAGCAGAAGACATAACTATAAAATTAAACAAACGGACAAAAGACAAGCAGGAGCAAGCTAAGAAGGATCTAAAAAAAATAACAGAAAATGAAGTAAATCCAGATGCTATTGCAATGAGTATCATGCTTGGTTTAGCTGCACGAGCTTTTTGGACAGGAGCAACTTGGGTAGGACCTACTGGAAGCTCACATACAGTAATAAACATAGGCTCGTTTAGAAGAATAAAAGCTACAATTGCAGATGGAGCTTCAGGAATGATAAGAGAGATGGCACGTAGTTTTGAAGGACAGCTTCAACGTATGTTTGGATTAGTTACACCACCTCTAAATACTTTGATTCCACCACTACCATTTAATGGCTACATTTAAAACACTAACTATTTATATATAAAACAAACATGAAAGGATCAGAATTTATAAATCTAATGCGAAAAGTAATTCGTGAAGAAGTAAGAACTGTCGTGAAAGAGGAGTTAAAGGCTTTAAAACCTTTACTTATGGAAAAACAACAACCAACTGTTACAAAAAAACCAACAACACCAACTGCAAGACCACAAAGAACTCAACCACTAGTGCAGTTTGATGGACCATTAAAGTCCATACTAGAAGAAACAGCTCGAAGCATGCAACAAGCTCCTCAAGAAGAAGAATGGCCAGAAATGAATATGGGCATGATGACATCAGACGATGTACCATCCTTTGCAGGTAACAGTAGTATGAGAGCTGCAATAAGTAATGATCCAACAGCAATATTTGTAAAAGATTATTCTCAAGTATTAAAAACAGCTGAGCAAATAGCAAGTAACAACTACAGATCTTAATGGCAGTTGAAATTAAAATAAACCCAATTGACTTTGAACTAAGTACAGCGATAGGCATTGATCTACCTATGATGGCTAGTGTGGGTGGTTTATTTCAGCAAACTTATTTTTCTATAGATCAGGCACTAGCTAATGCTAGAAATTTATTATTAACAAATAAAGGTGAACGAATAATGCAACCAAATTTAGGTTGTGATCTAAGTAACATATTATTTGAGAATATTACAGAGGATTTGGTTACTTCTATAGAATCAAATATAAGAAGTAACTTCAACTATTGGCTTCCGTACATATTTATTAATGAGTTATTAGTTACACCTAACGAGGATCAAAATCGCATAAACCTTAAAATGACAATAAGTTTAAGTGGTAATGCGACTGATACAAGATCTATTCAGCTGGAGATTCTAAATAATTCGAACACATAGTATGGCCAACACACAAAAAAATACATCGAAGGATATTAAATATTTAGGTAGAGATTTTGACTCTTTAAAACAGGGTCTAATTGATTTTACTAAAACATACTACCCAACTACTTACAATGATTTTAACGAGACATCACCAGGAATGATGTTTGTTGAGATGGCTGCTTATGTAGGTGATGTGTTGAACTATTACATAGATTCCCAGTTTAAAGAGTCATTGTTATTGCATGCTACTGAAACAGAGAGCCTTATGTCAATAGCAGCTGCAATGGGATATAAACCAAAACTAAGTGTACCAGCAATTGTAGATATAGATGTGTATCAACTAATGCCTGCATCTGGAAGTGGCGCTAATGTTGTGCCTGATCTGAACTATGCAATTAAGATTGAATCTGGAATGCGCGCAAGAAGTGCAGCAGGAGGTATAGAATTTATAGCACAGAATAGTATTGACTTTACTGTCAATAATGTTTTTGATCCTACCACAATAAGTGTATATAGTATTGATGCAAATGGAGCTCCAAACTACTTTTTAGCTAAAAAAACAGTTCAAGCAATATCAGCAACACCACAAACAACAACCGTAACCGTAACTAGCCCTACTAAGTTTTTTAAAACAATTGTAGAAGACCCTAGTATAATTGGTATCGATTCAATAGTGGATTCAAATGATAATATATGGTATGAGGTTCCTTATTTAGCACAAGATACTATTTTTGAAAAAGTTGAAAACACATCCTACAATGACCCAGATGCAGCAACATCTAGTCAAGAAACTCCATACTTATTAAAATTAAAACGTGTTCCAAGACGATTTGTAACACGTACAACCCCTACAGGCATTGAAATTCAATTTGGTGCTGGTGTAAGTTCATCTCCAGACGAAGAGTTGTTAGCAACTCCAGAGAATATAGGTTTATCTTTACCAACAGGTAAGGATGATATAGATGCCTCAATAGATCCTGCTGCACCAGTATTTACAACCTCTTATGGTATTTCGCCATCTAATACAACACTTACAATAACCTACTTAATAGGTGGTGGCGTAAGTGCAAATGTACCAAGTAATACCATTACAGAAATCACCTCAATTAACACAACCTCAACAAACTTACCAAGCACTACAACTGGATTAAATGCCACAATAATAAACTCAGTTGCAATAAATAATCCAATTGCAGCAAGTGGTGGTCGTAGTGCTGAATCGGTAGATGAGATTAGACAAAGAGCTCTTGCACAACTAACAAGTCAAAACAGAGCTGTTACTAAAGAGGATTACATCATTAGGGCATATGCAATGCCAAATGTATATGGAAGTGTTGCAAAAGTGTATATCACACCTGACGAACAAAACAACATAGGAACTTCTGAAGTAGGAGATGTCATAGCAAATCCATTAGCAATGAATATGTACATGCTTGGATACAATAACAGCAAGAATCTTACTACAGTTAATAGAGCTGTTAAAGAGAATCTAAAGACGTATTTAAGTCAGTATAGAATGTTGACAGACAGTATTAACTTTAGAAATGCATATATTATTAATATAGGTATTGATTTTGAGGTAGTACCTTTACCACAATTTAATGCAAACGAAGTTATTTTAGGCTGCATTGAAGCATTAAAACATATGTTTGAAATTGATAGATGGCAAATTAATCAACCAATTATCTTTAGCGATTTATTTAACACTTTATTAGGAGTTCGAGGTGTACAAACTGTAACTACAATAAAGATCAAAAATCTCAATGATGAGGTAGCAGGCTACAGCAATGTAAGCTATGCAATAAATGAAGCGACTAGAAATGGTATCGTATATCCGAGTTTAGATCCAGCTATATTTGAAGTGAAGTACCCTAATAACGATATTAAAGGACGTATAGCAACATTTTAATTATGATATTAAGATTTTATCCAACCAAGGACACAACAATATATGAGCAGTATCCTCAAAAGAATACTGGTTTAGACGCTATACTAGAGATCAGCAAAACTATAGTTGGTACTGGCAGCTACAATTCAAGAACACTACTTGATTTTGACTACACAGCAATTTCGCAAAGCATATCATCCTTAGGATATAATGCCAAACTTTTCTCTTATAGTTTAAAATTGTATGTAGCTGAGGCAAATGAAATCCCTTCTGACTATACCCTATACTGCTATCCAGTAAGTAGTAGTTGGAGTATGGGTGTTGGAAGATACGGTAACTATCCAGAAACAACTACTGGAGCTAGTTGGACATACAAGACCACAGCAGACGATTTAACAAGTGCTTGGCAAACAGCATCTTTTGGAGTAAATGCAACAGCATCTTGGGTAACAACACCTGGTGGTGGTACATGGTACACAGGAAGTGTAGCATCTCAATCGTTTAGTTACACTACGTCAGATATTGACATGGATGTGACTAGCATTATTAGACAAGTACAATCAGGTTCAATAGACTTTAAAGGATTCATATTAAAAAAGAGCTTAACAGACGAATCATCAGCAAACATATTTAATAGTTTAAAATTCTTTAGTAAAGATACTCATACGGTTTATCTACCAGTACTAGAAGCAAGGTTTGATGACAGTATAACAACTGGATCTTTATCTCTTATAAACCCAGACGAAGAAATCAACATTATACCAGTCAACTTAAAACACACATACACAGAAACATCAACTCCTGTAATAAGAATATCAGCAAGATACAAATTTCCAGTAGATACTTTTGAAACAGCATCTGGATATTTGACAAGATATAGATTACCTGCAGAAACACAATATGCTGTGTATAGTGCTCAAAGTGATGATGTAGTGATAGATTTTAGCGATTACACCAAACTTAGCGCTGACGCAACAAGTAACTACATAAAAATGCATTTAGACAGCTTTCAGCCAGAAAGATACTATAAGCTACTATTTAAAGTTCCTAATTCAGGTTCAGCATCAGCTTATCAGATATATGATAATAAGTGGATTTTTAAAGTTACTCGTGGATAATGAGATATGCAGATGGCACATTAGTAGGAGACCTTAATGATAATGTTTCAGCAACAACTACTGGAAGCATTACCACCTACCCAACATCTACAATAAACGAAAACCAAACAAATTATAGTTTACTACCGGTAGTAGTCAATCAACCACCCATAATCATTAAATCAATGGTGGAAGGATCAATACCAGCAATACAAGCATATCCTCCCAAATATAGAGATCCATCAACACAAGATACAGGAAGTACCATCTTATATAGAAACTCTGATGGAACTGTAAAAGTTGTAATAGGAGCTAGTTTTGCTTTAAAAGTTGAAGCATCACAACCTAGCACACTAAACATTCAAAACGGTGTACCAGAAGTAATATCACCAAATACCGGTCTAACTTATGCATGGTTTAAAGATAATTCACCACTGCAAACTTCTGGTATGGATTCTTTAGATATGAAAGTTGAAGTGTCAAACAACACTGCAACAATAACAAACATACAACCACTACTAGCAGGAGATTACACTTGCGAGATTACTAATGATATAGGAACAACCGTTAGCGAAACATTAACTATTGAGGTATACGATCCTAACATTGACGATTACTTTTTTACAAATCTTATTAGAAATCCTAATGGTGAGCAGTCAACAAGCGAATGGCAATCAACAAGTACGGATTTTGCTACAGACGCCTTTAGTACAACAAAATCTCAAGAGTTTCTAAAACCAAATAATGTAGATATTTTTGGCTACACAGCTGATATGATGAATCCAAGACCATATCAGATCAGTCCAGGAATAGTAAAAGGCATAGACTACGTAAAGGACTTTGTAAGTAACCCAAAACCAGCCTTCTTCACAAGAACTCGTTATAAATTTGATACTAAAGGAGGTACCTTTTTAGTAAGAGCTTACCAAGATATAGACGTTACAGATATACAAAACTTTATAAGAGGTGGTGTGTATGGAGTAAGTGGAGTACGTGCTTTTTTTAGCTGCTATATAGGAAGTGCTTTGTCTGGATATATCCCAACAATAGATCAAATACACGGCAGATCCTATACCAGCAACAAGAGTTACTTCATGGAAAGGCCAAGAATAAGTCCTGAAAATTTTGTCTATGCAGGAATCCCAAACGATATCTATGAACAAACCTATATTACTATTGAAGAATTTGATGGTAATTCAAGAGTACCTAGCACCATATTAAACACTGATAATACTACAACTATAAGCACAAATACTATTAAATTAGTAGATCCATGGACTAAGAGATATAATCAGTATGTGGGTAGACAATACTATAGTGGAATAGGTCCGTTAAGCTCTAATGAAGAAACTGCACTAAACTATTTCACTGACCCCCTAAACAGTATTTCAGGATCACTAGGAACAGGAGTGGATGCTATTCTATTTGCAGCTGAAGACATGTATCCAGATAAGTATGAAAGATTTACTTATGGACAGTATGTGGAATTTAATAGACTTGTCTTATCTAAAATAAACGATAAAACATCTAAAATTAGAATCGCTATAAACTTTCAAACTACGGATCCTCGAATGTATGATTTTAATTGGAACGAAGCTCTTGATCAATCAGATGAAGTGTTTGAGTTTTCAAGATTTCAAGAGGCTTCTAAAAAAAACGCATGGACTACAGAAGGCAATGTTGTAGAGTACCTACGCAGAGAGAATTACAATGCAGGTAAGCAACTTAAAGACTTTCTTAAGCTTGCAAATAATCCACGTGGAATGGCAACAGGCTTGAATCTAAGCTTAATTCCAATCTTAACAACAGATAGTGCAATAACCGATTATTACACAGCTACAACCTTAGTGCAAAATGAAGCACCTCGAGTAATAGTTCCCCATGGATTAGCATACTAATGCTATTTATAAGAGATGAGCAATAAGCGTACAATAAGTCTAAATACATACTCTCAAGAGAGCGTGAATCACACTAGTCCATTCTCTATTCTACCGCTTAACACAACACCACCAGAGATTACTCTACAACCACTTACATCTCTAACACAACAAACATGGGTATCCAATTTAGAACTAAACCCTAACAACTCTCGATCTCAAAAAATAACACCATCATCTGATATTGTAACAGCTTTACAAGGCACTGAAATTACATTTGAGTTATTTGCTGGAAACTATGCAACACAAGCTAACGGGAATCTACCAAGCAAATTACAGTATAGATGGAGATTGAATGGTTCTTTGATTGGGAGCTTAAATACCTTAAACAACAACCTAGGTACAAACACAGTCCTAATTACAAGTGAATCATGTACACCACTCTTATCAGGAGAATATGTATGTGAAGTAATAAATCAGTATGGAAGCACTGAAACAGAGCCATTTACGCTTAATATAGTAGATCCATTTGATCATCCAAAACTATACAAAAACCTCATTACTAACGGAAGTGGTGAAGGTGGCTTAGATGGATGGCAAGCAGATTCAGATATAAAGGTAACACCCTTCCAACGTGAATTAGAAAGGTCTCTAAATTTTAGTAGCTTTAGATTGTCTGGAATGATAATCAATGACTCTGGATCAAATACAACAACACAAATACGACCTGAGTTTAGATTTTCAAACACGTCTCATGCAGGTATGTTTAATGAATCTTACAGAAAGCGAGTTGCCAGAGACACAACATTTACAGACATAAACAGAAAATCTTCAGCTGATGGAATACTAGATTATCAAGATCAATATTATTCACAAGGACAAATTCCACAAATAATACCAAACGAAGATTACAATACTTCAAATGATGTAGCAGGTTTTTTTCCTGGGATTGCTTGGTTAGACGCTTATAATAAAAATACAAATGAAAATATTATAAGCTTGCAAAGTGAGTTAACGGATACAACTCCAACATATTTTACGAGAGATAAAATTAAATTTAAAAGTGCAGGTGGAAACGCTCAAACAAGTTTATCACAAACAATAGATTTAAGTGACATAGCTGATATGATTGATGGCAACGCATACGGCATTACACACGCTACCTCACAGTTCTTTGCATACGTTGGAGCTGGTATAACAAATTATAAAATAAGACTCTCTACACCCGATGGAATCGTGGAATTTCCCTATTATATAGGTACATCAGAAGAGTACGCTGAAATGTTTGCATCTAATTTTCGTGATGGTGTTTCTGATTCAAATGAAGCATTTGTAATAAGTGGTTCTTTTTATGATGAGGTTCAACAAAAATGGCTAAGCTACAGTGAAGCAAAAGCGTCATCACCAAACGGTACTCAACTAGCATATACAAAAGCTGATGAACAAAGGTTGAATAATGCTCGTGCTGAATTAAGAGGTATACTTGAGGATCTAAACAAGCGGAGAGACTACTATGAAAGCTCAGAAAACATTAATGACATTTTAATCGAAGCAGCTAGAAACTTGCCAGATGATAAATGGGTTTGGTGGTCTGCTATAAAAACTAGTTTCGGAAATTTAAAAAAATTTTTAGCTAAGCTATATATAGAAGAGAGTAGCAATTTTCTTAGACTTGAAAGATACCTAGGCATTACAGGTATATATCCTCCATTAGGTATAGATGGAAATACTGATCAGTATACTAACTTCTCATACACTCCAAGTAGAGGAGCTTTGGATTTCTATTATGGAAACAAAAGAAACAAAAGATTTACTTATGACTCCGATGAACTTAAAAGATTAGTCACTAGAAATTTATATAATTTTCTTAAAGATACTATAGCTGAAATTGAAACAAACGTTTTACCAAACATAAACTCAAGCCTCGCAAACATAACAAACGACTTAAAAAAAGCTCGATTCGTATGGGATCTAGAAAGAACTGCTGCATATGTAGCACAAGAAGCAAGAAAAAGAAAAATCAATGCATACTCTGATATTGAGATAGTACCAGTACTAGACGATCAAACAAAAGTACAAATTACTTATCTGGATAGTGAAGGTAGCGTTATAAAAACCGATACAATAAACGGACCAGATGAGCAAACTGTATGGGCAGTTAAAGAAAAGGTGTACTTTCCATTAACCTTGTATCCTCTCTTTGAGTTTGTAAAACCAAACGAAAACAATACAATAAAGGTATTTGACCAAAAGTACACAGACACGTTTACTTTAGGAGCCTTCTTTAATTTGTTAAATGTAGGAAAGGGAGATGGTCCTTTATCTAGAGGAACAGGTAGCCTACAAGAAGGCAATAAAATAACATCATCATCTATTGGTCTTGATCGGTATTTTCCTGATCTTGGCCAAGCTTATTTCTACGGTTACGATGGAGCTAATGATCAAATTAGAGACGTAAATGCAAAGTTCTTAATGAACAAATACGATTTTAAAACTTATGGAGGAGCTTATCCGCCAAACAATAAAAACGTAAATCCACAAGGAGGTTTGTACTCACAAAACAGCTATAAAGCAGTTTATGATTTTGGAGCAGCTGCAATGTTCGGAGTTGAACTAACAGCAGCTATACCTAAAAAAACAAGATCTGTACAGATTACTGTATTATTTGATCACAAGTCAACTATCATTGACGACAATAGTCCACAAACTAAAGGATGGACAAGCTCAGAGATATACAGTGATGAGTATGGTCAATCAACCGGTTATAGTAGTAGATTAGTTGAATATGGAAATCCAAGATGTGGTATAACGTCAATGAAATATTTAGTAGCTGCTAATAGCTTTGAGAAATCACCAAAGTACCCAAGCTACTACTTACCACCAGCAAGTGCAACTGTTTTAGGATTACAAAAAGAAAAATACCTAAACCCTAGTGCATTTAATTCAGCCGATGCACCTGAATTTTCATACAATTTAATATTCCCTACAGAGCTACCTGAATTATAGGCTAACTTAGTGTATCAGAAGTTTTATTTCACTATATTTATACTAAAATAGATGCCTACAGAAGGATTGAATACATCAGAGCTAAGCCAGTCAACAGTAGGTGGCTTTACATTAGGTGCTGCTCCAGCAGGCAGTGAGTTACTAGTAGGTAGCGCTTCTGCACTTAATACTCAAGCACAAGATCTAGTACCAACAGTTCAACTAGTAACAACAGTTACTCCTTTTGGAATCTATTCAAACCCAACAACAAACTATGCTCAGGTTGGAGGTCAAAATACTGCAAGCATTTTATACCCAAACGACGTTGTCACTCTAGACATATATAACAACAACGATCAGTATTTAGAGACAAACTTTAGAGTTAGTTCTTACTCACAGACAGGAAACAACATAACACTAGACCCAGAAACAGATCTAAGTGGTTCGGGTTACATTTCTGGAAAATATAAAGTTCAGTACAACTTTCATAGAAATTTATTAGGATCCGGTGATACACAAAAACTAAGAATACAAGAGATTAGTGCTGATGGACTAGAAATACGCGTAGTTCCTGTTTTATCTAGCACATACAATAATGTTGATTTTATTAACTTCTTTGGGAGAGACTTTTTTAATCTTTTAAAAACAGAAACATTAGTAAACCTGTTTTTATTTAAAGATGCTACTACTGGTCTGAGAGTATTTGACTATGTTCAAGACTACATAACAGTAAGCGACTCTCCTTATAGTATAATTTTTAAATTGAATGCACCTGCACCAGCAGGAATTAATGTAGGAACTTTTTTATGGTTAGCTCAACAAGTTAGCGATCCTATTAATGACTCTATAACTATTATACCTCCTAAAAATCAAGGAAATAAAATTGTAATAGCAGGACCTAATTGGGATATAAATACCAAACAAACAACTGGGATAGCTACACAATACAAAGATTGGGATGATATTTTAACAACAAACACTCAAACCTCTCAAGGCATTATAAACAAAATGTTGAGCAGTTCTTTCTTAGAAGGAATAGCTTTAAATGTAGATTACAGAAAGTTTGAGAATCATACTCACTTTGGATCAGCCACAGAACGACTACAAAATTTTAAATATAAAGTACAGTTATTAGAAAACTACGATAGTAGAATACAAGCACTAACAACTGGTTTATCTGGATTACTGAGTGGTAGCGCATCAGGTAGTATATACTATCAAAGCAATGTAGTAGATGCTCAGACCAAAAGAGCAGCACTATTAGGATCGATGGATGGGTATGAAAAATACCTACTAAATGAATCAAGTAGCTATGAATCTAGTAGTTATGGTGAGTTTTATCCAACTACTTGGCCAAAGATAAACAGCACAAAACCGTACGTAAACTATTCATATACATCATCACAAGTAGAAGACTGGTTTGATGGAATAATCACTTCAGCAAGTGTGCATGATCAGAATAACAACAATGCACTATACCGATTAATACCAGCACACATCATAAGTGATCCAAACAACGATCAGTATGTACTGTTTACGCAGATGATTGGTCACTATTTTGATTTAATGTTTACATATGTTAAGCAGTTAAACAAAAACACTGACAGACAGGAGTCTATTTTAGAAGGTTTCAGTAAAGAGTTAGTTTATCACGTTTCTAGAAACTTAGGAGTAGATTTTGAAAATGGATCATCTATTGATGAGTTGTGGAGCTATACGTTAGGAACAGACACAACAGGATCACTATCCTCAACATTTGCAGTAAGTACTGAAGATAAGACAAAAGAGATTTGGAAACGAATTGTAAATAACTTACCATACTTACTAAAAACAAGAGGTACAGAAAGAAGTGTAAGAGCTTTAATTAATTGTTTTGGTATTCCACAAACCATTTTACGTATTCGTGAATATGGAGGAGCAGAAGCAAGTTTTGAAACTAAAACAGACTTACAATACGAGAGGTTTTTTTACTCAACAACAGTAGGATATAACGGAAAAACTTCTGGGCAAGTAGCACAACTCATATCAGCTCCTTGGACAACTCTATCAAATGGCTTAATGCCGTCAACAGTAGAACTGAGAGTCAAAATGGCAGTAAGTCAATCTAAGACTCAAACTATTTTTGAAGTTCCAGATAAATGGAAAGTACAAGCATTTCAAAGTGCAAGCAACAATTATATAGGATTTTACTTAAGTGGCTCTCAAGGTTGGGCAACAGCAAGCGTTAGTTCTTCTATATATGATAGCACATTTCACCACATTGCTTTAGAAAGATCTGTAGCAAGTGATAATAGTGCAACAAACCAAACTTATAACTTAATTGTTAAAAAAGTAAATTATCTAAAAGTAACTTCAACTCAAACAGCCTCTTTATATATTGACGGAGCTACAAGCAGTTCCTATAACACATCCTACACAGCAACAGGTAGTCTATGGATTCCAGGATCTGGTTCGTTTTTGGCAGCTACTTCACAATCAATGAACATCTTATCAGGAAGTGTTCAAGAATTAAGATATTGGACAACACCTCTACAAGATGCCATATTAGATAATCATGCATTAACACCTACAAGCTTTCAAGGAAACCTAGCAGACACCTATACGGGTAGTACTTCTAGTTTTTATGATTTAGGATTTAGACTATGTTTAGGAGCTGATAATAAAAAGATCAATCTAGTAACTACTAGCAGCTTAGCTTCACAACATCCAGACCAAACTAGAAACAGTTTGAGTGGTTCATTTTATAACTTTTCAGGATCTTATTTTAATCCTGTTGTAGAAATCCATTCACTTGAGTGGCCAGATCTAGGTGGTAATAGGAGTGTAAGCAATAAAATTAAGATTGATACAACGACATCAAATAATGATAATCAACTTTATAGAAATACTAAAACTGAAGTTGCATTATCCGATAATAGTCCAATTGATAGTCCTCGTTTAGGAGTGTATTTATCACCACTAAATGAAATCAATCAAGACATTGCAGAGCAATTTGGAGGTCTTAGTGTCGATGATTTTATTGGAAATCCAGCAGACCTAAGTAATGAGGTTTATCCTGACTTAGAAAAATTACAAAGAGAGTATTTTAAAAAATACACCAGAAGGGCTGGTGCTCAAAACTATATTAGATTATTAAAAAACTTTGATGCAGCTTTATTTAAGCTCATTAAAAACTTTGTACCTTATAGAGCTAATACTCAAGTTGGTTTGGTTATAGAGCCAACCATATTACAAAGAAGCAAAGTACCAACAAGACCACCAGCCTCTGAGGAACTTCACTATTCAGCATCCATAGTGATTCCTGACATATATACCGTAGGTGGTTTTGTGCAAGATGGTGATGGTGAGCCTTTTAGAGATGGTACGGGATATGTTCCAGAAGGAATCATTACAGAGGAGTTGATACCAATATCTGGTGAAGACTTTGCTGTTGCCGAAGGAACACTAGGAGAAAAGTATACAACATTATCAGGAACAGCTAACGAATTTAACAACACAGGAATAACTAGCAATCCATCGGAAGCCAGCAGCTTAACAGGAACAGTTGATTTGGGAATATCAAGCTACGGTCGCGATACTAGAGTAGAAGGTTCTAAATACATTTTCATGACTTATATGACAAGTCAAAGTGCATTTGTGAGTCTATATGGAACTGCAATATATGGCACCTCTACATACAGCTCAACAGACCTAGTAAGATCTGAACCATATCTAGTAACCGCCAGCAGATATGATTACTTTGAGCCGTATAGTCCAACAATTATGGATAATACGACTAGCAGACTCTCAAATATAACCAACGACGTATACGACACTGATATATATTTCAGAAAAGCGTTTACCAACTTTAATACGTATAAATCGGGTTCACTAAGCAGCTACACAACAGTATACACAGCTTCATCAGCACTATATGAGAATAACTGGACAAACCTATATGGCTTGCGAATTGACTCTCTATCTATTGCAAATGTTGCACAATCAACACCCTACAGCACTACTGGATTTTGGGGACTTACTGGAAGTCTAGGATTGTACTTTGAAAACACAGCAATACAATCTTACACAGCATCAGTTAAACTACCAGCATTTTTTTATGATGCAGCTAGTCCTAAAGCAATAAACTATCAGTACAAAGTGTCAGTTACTGTAGCAAAAACATCAGCTACACCAACAGATAGATTAGAGTTGCATTTTGGTAATTTAGATTGTATATTAACCGCATCAATCGTGCCATCTACAACAGAAACAACATACACATATAACACACTAGCCGTAGGTCCATGGTTAGGTTTTAGAATGTATACTGATGGAACAGCTGCACATCAAAGCTACATTAAATCAGTAAGTGTTGAATGTTTAAATTACAGAGCACAAGCACAAGATTTTCATTTAAGAGATAGTTATGGTATGAGAAATGCTCGCTATGATGGTTGTAAAATGACCTCAGCCGATTGGAATGTAAATAGTCCAGACACAATAGATAGAGGACCAGTAGTAGTGGTAACAGTTGGAGGAGGTAGACAATTAAGCGTTCAACCAAGTACAAGAGGAATATTATCAACAAATACAAATAGGCCTGGTGAAACAACTACACGACCTATAGGGTAATTTTAGCAATATTACACATAATTATAAAACACAACATATTTATATATAAACAAACAAAAAATGGGCTATTTAGATAATTCAAGCGTTACCGTAGACGCAATATTAACAAACAAAGGTCGCGAAGTGTTAGCAAGCGGTGGCCAATTAAACGTAACAAAGTTTGCTTTGAGCGACGATGAGATCGATTATGATCTCTGGAATCCAGCACACACTTTAGGAACAAACTACTATGGTGCTGTAATTGAAAATATGCCAGTATTAGAGGCATTGCCTGATGAAACTCAAATGCTCCGATACAAGCTAGTAACTTTACCAAAAGATGCTACAGGCATCCCAGTAATTAGCGTATCTCCTTCTGCTATCTCATTTACATCGTTGTTAAATTCTACAACAATTACACCATCAACAACAAACATGGCTGGTGCCAATAGTACTTTGGGATACACAGTAATTCTATCAGATGATACAGTTGCTAGCTTAGAAGTTGCTCCTGATGGTGCTGTAACAGGTACTACAAATGCAGCATCAACCTTCCTAGGTGATGTAACTACAGCAGGAAAAACAATTGTTAGAACTGGTACTAAGTTTATTGTTACCCCTAAGCAACAGGCAAATACTACAAGAATTGTACGTGCTTTGCTAACCATAATAGGAAATGAAACTGGTGGATTTAAAACAATATCTGTAACAGTAGACCCAACTAACTTTTTAGTACAAAACGTTGCTCCTAACACTGACACGTTACAATAACCACGACAAACAATAAACAATGGCAGATATATATAAAGCTTTTACAGCAGATGACATAGTAGCAGGAGATGCTCAAACAATCTCTCAACCAATATGGTCTGAGAATATGAATCCATATAGCGCAAGCGCTGCAAGTGGTATTGGATTCTTTACTTCGTCAGCTCAATTATCTCAATCAGGAGATTACTACATGAACATTTATCATAGGAATCCACAATCAGATGCCAATGCTGCAATTCAATTTGCATTAGCTTATGGTAATAAAGATGGAAGTGGTTCTGTAGGAGATGCTAATACAGTAGGTAATAATGCAAATGATACACCATCACGTGCAATTTATTCACAATATCGTAACATGCTCTTACCTCCAACTGATAGTGTTTTCAGCTTTGGTGGAGTTGATTCAAAAGAAATTATAGCTATTAACATAGCAAGATCACGCTTTCGTCAAAAAGTTGATCCAGGCAATTGGGAATTGAGATTAGGAAGCGGATCAACAGGCTTTATTTCAAGCTATTCAACTTTCATCGATGCTAGTGGTGCAGGAGAAAACCCAACTATCAACGAAGCAGGTCGTGTATTTGGTATATATAGTGGATCAGGTGGAGTAACTCAATCAAGTACTCAGTATGGTTTATTTTATCCAGATCAAGGTGTTTTTGTATTCCATGCTGGATTGTTAAGAGCTAACTTAGGTATGCCATTCAACTCTGCATCAGCAGTTCAAGCTCGTAATCATGTGACTATGTCACTAAGAGTATCAGGTTCAACCTACTTTCAAGCAAGAAGTGAAGAAAAAATAACATCGACACACTTTTTTGTAAGAGTAACTAATAAACAATTTAACTTCTCAAATAATCCAACATTTGTAACTGGTAGTACTGGAACATTCTTGCACTCAAGCATGCTACGTAATCCAAGTGTATACATTACAACTATTGGTATGTATGATGACTCAAACCAACTGTTAGCAGTTGCTAAATTAAGCAAACCTTTGTTGAAGTCTTTTAATCGTGAAGCTTTAATTAAAGTTAAGCTCGACTACTAAAAGGAAACCTCTCTCTGGATAGTATCCATTGACAGACCCTCTATAAAAGGAGGGTTTCCTTTTTACAAGATATTTATAGAAAATGGCTGGAGTTTTTAAAAGTTTAGATAAAGCTGATGTACGAATTACACCTTTCCGCACCTACAAAATATGGTCAGATGTTATTGGAAGCGGTGGAAGTGGATCAGTATACTCTGTTTATCAAGCAGATTATAACCCACTATCAAACTATCTAAATTCAGATCCTCTAAAAGACTCTTTTGATCAAGGCAATCCCTATTTTGAAGCTAACGAACCTACTACTATTAACGGTAAATTCAAAAGAGTTGTACATGCATCAATAGATCATTTATACTACAGAGACTTTTACAATAATAACAAAGCTTCCTTTGGTGGTGGAAACATCAACAAACAGTTTAGAATATTAGAAGATAAGGCTCAAGTAATTAGCATGCCACAATCCAAATTTGGTGAAGAAATATTACCAAGCTCTATAAATATAGGAGTTAGTTGGTCCTTTGCAGCTAGTAGTGCAAGCTCAGTAGCTGATAGGAGTGGATCATGGAACTTAATCGATGATGGCCATGGAAACTTACTAGTTTCAGGAAGTAATTACTTTTCTGTATATGGTGAATATGTTGGAGGTGCTTATACAAATTACACATCATCTGTAACAAAACCAATAGCAGGTGAGTGGCCATTAGACAATCTTTATAAGTATGTAGATGTAGGACCAGTAAGTTTTACTAGTAGCTTTAATAAGGGTTTCTGGCAAATGGAGTCTATCTACACAAACATTAGTGTAACAACAGTTACGGGAAGTGTAGCACCAAACGTATCGGATATAGATATGTTAGGAGCTGTAATGTACTTCACTGCATCTAACAGTTCCAGTATACAAATCAAACCAAATGTAGTTCCAGATCGTAATGTACACTACAACTTTGAGAATGGTGACTATTCCATTAGTATGATAGTTAGACCAACTCAAGCACCAACACATCCATCAGGATCAATCTTGCTGACAAAACAAGGAGTTGTTGAGGAGTTAAAAGTAAATGAAAATGGAGATGTGTATTCACAACCAGCACCCAACAAATTCCCATACAGACTAAGCTATACATCAGGTAGTAAAAAAGTTATGTTTGAAAAGAGTGGTGGTGGGGTAGGCTATTTTGCCTTAACTAGCAGCGTATCAATGAGCTTAAACACGCTACACCATATAGTAGCAACTAAGACTGGCTCACTAATAACCTTACACGTTAACAGCCTACTAACAAGCTCAATCAACTCAGGATCAACAGTATTGCGAGATAGTGATACCTCAAACCTATCTAACATAGTTGTAGGTAATACAGATACGTTTGACCAAGGATTTAACGGAGGAATAGATAACTTAAAAATATACAAAAGTCATCTTACACAAAACGAAGTAAACATCCTTTATCACACTTTAGGTGTTGGTAATGTATATCTTGGAAACGCTTACTACAATCACGGAATGATGATTTTAGGTTCAATTCCATCCAGATTCCTAACTATTAATTCCGTTGAATCAAGAGGTACCCATACGATTTACGAAAATGAAATTTCTTGTACAATCAGTCCTGGTGAATTTGGAATGAGTACTAATAGATCTATACAAGAATATGATTCAGTAAAAAATGAATTTGTATATAAACCGTTTGTAACAGGTTCAAGCTTTAAACCATTTATAACAACAATAGGTTTATATGACGATTTAGGATCTCTGTTATTAATTGGAAAGTTAAATACTCCAATACAAACACCAAATAATATGGACACAACGATCATAGTCCGATACGATAGATAAAAATAAAAAGGTTATGAAAAAAGCAAGATTCGCAAAAAGACAAGCAGCATTAGTAAGAGGTTACAGAAGTGGCTTGGAAGCAGATATAAACGAGCTACTATCTCAAAACAGCATTGATGGAGAGTATGAGAAGCATAAGATCAAGTATATCATACCAGAATCTGAACACACATACACACCTGATTTTAAACTACCTAACGGAATCTTTATAGAAACTAAAGGAAGGTTTGTGACAGAAGATAGAGCAAAACACGTTTTGATAAAAAAGCAACATCCTGAATTGGATATCCGATTTGTGTTTCAAAACTCTAAAGGAAAGATTAGAAAAGGATCTAAAACTACTTATGCAGATTGGTGTGTTAAACACGGTTTTCAATTCTCAGACAAGATCATACCAAGCGATTGGTTGAAATAACCATTCTTTGTTTTATAGAATAAAAGTTGTATATTCAAATATGACTTTAAACTTATTGGAAGTAAAACACATTATTGATGAGCATCTAGGTTCTAGCATGCAACATAAGAAAAGTGGGGAGATAAGCTACTACTGTCCATTCTGCAATCACCATAAGAGAAAACTTCAAGTCAACATAAATACACAGAAGTGGCACTGTTGGACATGCGATAGTAAGGGACAAACCCTAACATCCCTACTCAAAAAGAGTAATGCTCCAAACCAAAGTTATCAGAAGATTCGAGAGATTTATGGTGATAACAACTTTAGTAACAAAAACAACTTCAGCAGAGAGATAGTTGGACTACCAGAGCATTACAAACCATTATACATACCACAAGGCACACCTGACTATAAAAATGCTTTACACTATGCGATGCAAGTAAGAAAGCTAACTCCTATGGATATCCTAAGATATGAGGTAGGTTATTGTGAAGAAGGACCTTATGCTGGAATGTTGATCATTCCAAGCTATAATGAACACAACATGATTAACTATTACGTAGGCAGAAGCTTTTATGACAACGCAACCGTTAAGCATAAGAACCCACCAGTAACTAAAGATATCATTGGATTTGAGAACCAAATCAACTGGAAAGAGCCTATAACAATTGTAGAAGGTGCATTCGATGCAATAGCAACTAAAAGGAACGCAATACCGTTGTTTGGTAAAATAATATTGAGTACCTTAAGAAATAAGATACTAACTGAGAAGGTACAAAAACTCTATTTGTCATTAGATACTGATGCTTTTAAGAGTAGTGTGAAAGAGATTGAATATTTTATGAACAATGGTGTAGAAGTTTATTTAGTCCATCTTCCAGGAAAAGATCCAAGTGAAGCTGGATATTTGTCTATGGTTGAAGCTAAGGACAGAGCTAAGAAAGTAGACTTTTTTGACCTAATAACCTTTAAAATGTCTTTATGATTAACAAAATTAAAAATAAAATAACCCAAGTAGATCACATACTCCATATTGCAGATATCCATTTGCGAAACTGGAAAAGACATGTTGAGTTCAAAGAGGTGTTTAAAAAATTACTTGTAGCTGTTGATGAGTTACCTGACAATAGTATTGTTACTGTTGGAGGTGATATTGTTCATGCTAAAACTGACATGAGTCCTGAGTTAATTAACATGACTTCATACCTGTTTAATGAATTGGCTACAAGAAGACCTACAATAGTTATTTGTGGTAATCATGACACAAATCTAAATAACAACAACAGATTAGATGCTTTAACTCCAATAATAGAAGCTAACAATCATCCTAATCTTTTCTACCTACGCAACTCAGGAGTATACGAAATTGGTGACGTAGCTATAAGTGTCATGTCTTTACTTGATCCAGTAACAGATTACATAACAGCTGACAAATTACCACAAAATAAAGAATACAAACACACAATAGCTATGTATCACGGTACTATTGCTAATAGTAAAGTTGATAGTGGTTTAGTGTTGTCACATGGTTTAGATTGGGATACTTTTGCAAATTTTGATTTAGTTTTATTAGGAGACATTCACAAAAGACAAGTCCTATGTAAGAGCGAACCAATCATTTTCTATCCAGGATCATTGGTACAGCAAAACTTTGGAGAATCTTTTGAAGGACATGGTTATGCTCTTTGTGATTTGAGAACTAAAGGAGACATTAAGTATGAGTTTTTTGATATTCCAAATCCATATGGATTCTATACATTAGATGTAGATTCAGGAGTATTGCCTGATAACTTACCAATCAACTCTAAAACAAACGTACGACTAAGAACTAAAAACACTTCAGCAGCAGAAGTAAAAAGAATCCTTGCAACAATTAGAAAACTATATCGTAATAGTGATGTAATTGTTCAGAGGTTAGATAAGAACACAAGCACTACTGATAATCAATTATTTGGAGAATCTCTTCACCAAGGAGATGTACGTAACATTCAACACCAAAACCAATTGATAACGGATTACTTACAGCAGTTCGATGTTGATGCAGAGTTGATGGAATCCATACTAAAAATCAATACAACACTTAATCAAACTTTAAACCAAGGAGAATCAGCTCGTAACGTAGTTTGGAAACCAAAGAAGTTTGAGTTTGATAATATGTTTAGTTATGGTGAAGGCAACTCAATAAACTTTGAAAAGCTGGATGGAACATGTGGATTGTTTGCACCTAATCATGCAGGTAAATCAGCCATCTTAGATGCTCTTTGCTTTTGTTTGTTTGATCACTCTTTCAGAGCGAGCAAAGCTGAGCAAGTATTGAATAGAAAGAAGGATGGCTTCTGGTGTAAGTTTCAATTTGAGTTAGGTGGTTTAGATTATTTTGTAGAGAAAAAAGCTACAAGATACCTAAAAGGACCATTAGCTGGTAAGCTTCGTGTAGATATAGATTTTTGGTACATAGATGCTGACTACAATAAGATATCCTTGAATGGTGAGCAAAGAAGGGATACAGACAAGATTATTCAATCCTATGTAGGAACCTTTGATGACTTCATTTTAACTGCACTATCACTACAAGGTAATAACTCAAACTTTATCGATAAGACTCAGGGTGAAAGAAAGGATTTATTAGCTAACTTTTTAGATTTGAAAATATTTGACTCACTATATGAGTTAGCTAACAAAGAGAATAGAACAGCTGTAATAGTGTTAGAAGAGTACCAAAAGCAAGATTTTGAGACTAAATTAGGAGATGCTGAAACTGCTAAAGAAACTAACGAAGGTAAGCATGAAGAAGCTCAAAAGGTATTAGATAGTGCAGAAGCTGACTTACACATATTAAGTGAACAACAGCTTGATTTAAACAAGCAACTACAACCTTGTACAGCTGATGGTTTGGATATTGTAGTGTTAGAAAAAGATTTGCAATTAGCAGAAAACAACTTAGCTAAACTGGGTCAAGATGCTTCAACAGCACATTTGCAATTACAAGATGAGCAGATAGTTTTACATGAAGCTACGCAGAATTTAGATAAGACTAAAAGTTCTTTTGATAACAACCTATACAAGGAGTACAACGCAAAGTTACAAGAGAAGAGTGAGTTAGATAACACACTCAGCACAATGAAACTTACAATATCAAACAAGCTATCAAAGCTGGAAAAACTTGAAAAACACGAGTATGATCCTAATTGCAAGTATTGTACTTCAAACGTATTTGTAAAGGATGCTATTGACACTAAGGGTGAGTTAGAGAACGACAAGAAGGTGGTACATGACTTTTTGCAAAAAATAGGTAAAGTATCAGAGTTTATCGAAAACAATAAGTTTATACAGGAAGAAGCTAACAAACTACAGATAGCACTCAACAACCATAAAGAAGCTGTGATAGCAGCAGAGAGATTGCAGAATGCCTATGATCGTATCAAGAAAGATATAGATATCCAAAAACACAAAATAGACAAGATTAAAGGGGATATAAAGGTGTATAATGACAATGTGGCAATACTTAGTAACAACAAAGCAATCCACGTTCAAATCAAAGATATACAAGGAAAAATAGCATTAAAAAAGATAGATCTATCCAAAGCTAACAATACAGTAAAGGATTTTCATGCTAAAATAAGGGTAGCTGAACAGGTTATTAATGAGTGTAATGAATCTATTAGACATATGCAAGAGTTGGCTGATAGACAAGTAGCCTACGACCTATATTGCAAAGCTGTTTGTAAAGATGGCATACCATATGTAATGATAAGCAAAGCTGTTCCATACATACAACAATATGTCAATAACATCTTAAACCAGGTCATTGACTTCACAGTTGAACTAGAGACAGATGGAAAGAATATAAATGTATTTATTTGCTATGATGATGCAAAGTGGCCACTAGAGTTAAGCTCTGGAATGGAGCGTTTTTTATCATCTTTAGCACTTCGTATAGCTTTGATTAAGATTACTAACCTACCAAAGCCTGACTTCATTGCACTAGATGAAGGTTTGGGAGTGTTAGATAGTAGCAATCTTAACTCAATGCACACTTTATTCACATATATGAAGGATGTATTCAGGTTCAGTTTAGTAATATCTCACATTGATGTTGTTAGAGATATGGTTGACAATATAATAACTATAGATCGTAAAGATGATTTTAGCTATATAAATTGTTAGACGATATTTATAGTAGATGACATTACTATCAACATACAAAATACCTCTACCAAAGGGATACTCAACTAGAACTTTTTACATTGAAGATACGTCAGAAAATTCACCAAACTATTTTGATGCTCAAGATTTTCCATTAGTAGTTGGAGGTGGTAGACATGTAATTAAGATAAAAGGTGGTTTAGATTTAAGAATAAACACAACGATTGACATTGAAATAATAGATGCTGAAGGTCAAGCAATTTTCACAGAAGTTACTGGGTATACTGATAGATTTAATAACTACTACATATCATTTGACGTATATGACATAACAGCTCAGGGTATTGCAACTGCATACTTTGTTGGTGAGGCATTATTAGATCTTAACGGCCTGCCAGTTCCTAAGAGCGAAGCAGGAAAGTACAACGTAAGGTGGTCTAAGCAATTTAACATACTACCTTTTGAGCGAAACAACTCTGATCTAATATTTGATAATCCACCAAGCATATCAACAGCACAAATTGTTACACCAGTCAAGATAGCAGCTCAAAGTACTGCAAGCGCATACAACTTCACAGCATTCACTAGTAGTGTAGATGACTTCAGTATTGTTAGTTCTGATTTTTTTGGTTATGATAGGGACTTTGCATCAAGTAAGGATATCTTAGATCCAAGACTAAGAGCAATATCGGTTAATCCAACAGGAGCACCATTTACAATGAATGGTGTATCAACAGCAGCTAGAAACAGAGATGAAGATATTGCAAACGGTTTTTTAATAAACTACACAACACGCTTTAATACAATAATAAGATCAGTATCAGCATCTTTTAGTAAACAGCAGTTAGGAGGTTACTTTACGTTTTTTAATTCAGGCAGTACACCAAAAGTACTGCTACCAACCTTGCCTACAGGAATAACAGTTTCTGGAAGTGTTTATGAGCAGTTAAAGGATTATAGAGCTACAATTGTAGAAATAGTAAACAACAGTCAAGCCATCCTAAGCGAGCAACTAAGCATCATAACACAAGATGCAAATGATATATCATCAAACACCTATTCAACCTTTAACTACAAGAATGCAAGCGTATTCACTGGTAGTATTGTGTATGTACCAACTGATCTCACCTATGTGACAAGTTCCACAGTGAGTCAGTCTTATGTTGAATTTACTTTTGGAGATTTGAATCCAATAAGCGGTCAAGTATATAGAATAAAAACTTCTGCAAAGTTGGGATCGATCACTGGTGATTACAAGCAGTTAAATGATCAAATTGTTATACCAGTTGAGTATCTAACAGACGCTCAATTTGTTAATGGTATGAATTATGCAAGACATGAGTCAGATTATAGGCTTGTTGGACACTTTGTTACGCAATCAATACTAACAGACTATTGGACATTCTTAGAAGAAAGACCAACAAGCATTTATGTAAAATCAGGATCACTCAATAACAGTGTTATGATTGAGTCTGCTCAAATAGACGCTTTGTACACTCAATCTGGAATATTTACCACACAATTCAATCAGAACTACGCACCAAACCAAACCTACACATTAGGATTCTATCTTACATTAGACCCATATACAGAGGTAGAAGTGTATATGAATAGCGATCCAATGAGCTTAAATGCCATTATGCCAATGGTATACCCAAGAGCATTTGACAAATCCTATAATAATGAAAAAGATCGTTATAACGGATCTTATAATAGGTTTGGAAAGTACTTAGGAAAAATTAAAAATGATCGAGCGAATAGGAAATACTACGGTAAAATTTTATATGACTTTGAAACAGATGCAGCAGGCTTAGGTAGACCGCTATTTAGATCTCGCGTAATAGATCAAATGTCAGGAGTGACTGGTAGCGCTTATGTTGGTGAAGTAAGTATCAAGCCTTATCAAATTAACGGATTTACACCAAACATAGTACAATATGCCGTACCACTACCTCAAGAGTTTGTGGTAGCATCAACACTTTCACAATCGATCGATTTTAAAATTGAGTACTTTGACTTTACAGGAAGGCAATCAGAGTATACAACCTTTTTAGACGACGTTATACTTAATCTGAAAGCAGACATAGCATCCAACACCTGTCAAGATGACAAACTTTATTTTTATTACAATTCAAAATTCAGTGGTAGTGCAAATGTACCATTATTTATAGGCTAATTAATATGGGATTTCCAACAAGAGTATTTGATTTATTTTACAAACGATTAGGTCCGATAGGTATTGTCGGTGGTACTCCTGTCTGGCGAGGAAATCTACCAGAGTTTTGGTTTACCTCTTCGATTTCATCATCATATGCAGCATCACAAAACCTAAGAGTCTCAGGAGCGTACTTAAATTTTCCAGATGACACAAGCACATATGGTTATGTAACAACGAGAGATTCACAAAGCAACAGTACATATGTTGCATTACCTTGGGCTTCCCACGCTGCAGACTTTTTATGGAATGTAAGAACACCATCATGGTCTTACAGTGAGTCGATAGTAGGATCCCCAGCACAAACCACAAGGTATTGGGGCGCTCAATATACTTCAAAAAGCTTTCATAAGGCTGCAAGAAATTCAGCAAATGGAGTTAATACATATGCAATAACGTCAAGTTGGATTGTTACTGATCCAAAGTTTGCAAACGCAACTGTTTTCTATTATCTTACCGACGTGGCTGGAACACCAACATATCCTACCTTTGTAGGCTCCACATATCTCGGAGGTGATGTCTCTGATAGAGCCCCAGACGTAGCTTATAATATTACATACCCAACTATGAGCGCAAATTCCATCTCCTCAGTAGATGGACAATACTTTGATTTAGGAGGAGGAGCCTTAATAGCAAGAGCTGACATAAGCAGATCTCTGGTAACAGGATCAACTTATTACAACGATGATACAGCTACCGGATTGGGATTATCAACACAAGCTTTAAAAGCAAGACGCTTATATTTTCCAACACCAGTATCACAAAGTGGCCAATCCACTGGGACAGATTACTGGTTTAAAAGTTATACGGGATATAAAGCTGATGATCTATTTACGGACAATGGTGGTATTTACAACATACAGTTTACGCTCAAAAAACAGGTAGCGTTGGATAGCTATCCAGACAATAATACCTTCATGTCTGTATTTATACACAACATAATTCCTCAAATCCCCTCATCATCTGCCAGAATACCAGGAGCACTTGGATGGTATCCACCTGAAAATAACATAGTAAAGGTTGGAAATGGATATGGAGCTGCACCAGTAATAAGCTTTTATGATATACAAACAGGTTATACAATAGAAAAGTTTAATATTAATGTGATCCAATATGGATATCCAGCACAATTGTGCATAGAGGCAAGTGGATCATTAGCAGATAATGCCTATTTTGGAATTATAATAGATGATATACAAATGTGCAAAGTAGGAGTAACAACTGATCCAAGATTTATTAAACCTTACTCGCTTACTCAAGTAGTTCAAAACACTAGTTTTATTATAGGCATAGATCGTATTGAGAACAATACACCACCACCAGCTGAATAAATAATGATAAACACAGGCAATATAAGAAACTGTACAATCCCATTTCCAGCAATACAGGGAATGGTTAATGAGCATGCTTTAGGTAAGATTAAACTTAAGAACATATACCAAAGTTGGCAAGGTGAAAACATTCTTCAAATAAGAGATAAGCATGAACAAAATCCTTATAGTCTAAGGATAGGAATGCCATCTACCGATAAGCAATTAAAAGGAGATGCTATCTTCTTCATACTACACTACCTCTCATACAATCCAATGACAAAGAATGTTGAGATGCGTGAAATAATACCATACCGTAATATGGAAAAGGTGTATGTCGGTCAATCTCTGGATGAAAATGTGTATAGTAATTGTAAACTATTTGTTGATGGTGATATAGTAGCAGATGATTTGTACTTTAAAAAGCATGAAGCTATAAGAGACATACCTTTAGGCAAGTTGGTAATGAATTTAATAGATAAAACAGAAAAATTACAAGTAGAAGTTGCTAATTTAAGACGTCAACTTAATAACAAGCATATTTATAACCAAGACACCGTTGATGAATGATTTAACTAAGTATTTAGTAGAAGGTATATTGCAAGAAGCTGAAACAGGCATTATTGTATTGTTACCTGGCGGATTCAAGCCACCTCATGGAGGTCATTTGGAATTGGCAGTAAAATATTCAAAACTACCAAATGTTTCTGAAGTAAAGATCTTAATTGGTCCAAAAGAACGTGAAGGTATTACGAGAGAACAGAGTATTGCAGTATGGAATGAGTTGCTAATAGGTACTAGAGGAATAACAGTACAAAAAGTAGCAGAAGATAATCCACTACTAGCAGCCTACAAATATATTGAAACAGCTAAACCAGGAACTTATGCATTAGCAGCAAGTAGCAAAGGTAAAGATTACGAACGTGTTAAAAAGTTCGTAGAAGGTCATGCAGAAGGATCTAAATATCACAAAGCCGGTGTAAATGTAATTGAACTACCTCTAAACACAAGACCATTACTATATACTGGAAGAACAGATGGATCAAATGGTAAAGGTGTTAGTGCTTCAATATTAAGACAAGACTTAGCAAAGAAGGATTACAAAAACTTTAAAACAAACTATCCATCAACAATACCTGAAAACATTCTTCGTACAATCTACAACACTCTAACAAAGAAGACAGGAGCAATATCAGAATCTATGATGCTATTAGAAGGAGGAGCAGCAGGACATCTTGCACATCCATACGAAGATTACGATCTTACGTTTAAAGATATCCAAAACATGATTAATGCTGCATTAGGTGGTACATTAGAATCAGCACAAGAGAAATTAGATGGACAAAATCTAATGGTAACTTATAAGGATGGTCAAGTAAGAGCAGCAAGAAACAAAGGACAAGTAAAAGATTTTGGAGCCAACTCTCTGACAGTAAAACAAGTTGAAGACACATTTGCAGGTAGAGGTCCTATCCAAGAAGCATTTGCAGAAGCAATGAAGGATTTGGAAATGGCTATCAACAAACTATCCACAGCTCAAAAGCAAAAGTTTTTTGCAAATGGAGCTAAATTTGTAAATTTAGAAGTACTTTATCCTCCAACAGCTAATGTAGTTCCTTATGGTGCTTCTCAATTGAGACTTCACCACATTAAAGAGTATGATAAAGCAGGTAATGTAGTTGGTGAAGATATCGAAGCAGTAAGACAGTTACAAGGAGCTATACGTCAAGTACAAGCAGAAACTCAAAAGACTTACGAGATTAGAACAACAGATCCTATCACAATCAGAAAGTCTGCAGAATACAAAGCTCAAAAAGAAGAGCTGAGTAAGATGATTGCAACTATAATGGCTACATACAAGCTAAAACCTACAGATAAGTTGGGTCTTTACTTTCAAGCTTGGTGGAGAAACTATATTAGCCAAATAGCAAAAGGATTTCAGTACACTGTGCCTGAAAACACAATGATGCAGTTAATTAATAGATGGTCTTTTGGAAACAAAGAAACCAATATCAAAGTAATCCGTGATGGCATTCAAAATGAAGAGTTTAAAAATTGGGTAATCAACTTTGATAAGAAAGATTACAACGATCAAAAAAAGATTGCAGGTAAGCCAATTGAAAACTTATTTTTAAAGCTAGGAGTTTACACTCTTGGAAATATTGAAAATTTAGTATCATTAAATCCTAACAATAGCATTAGGAAAATGAAAAATGATTTGAGAAGTTCAATTGAGCAAATTAAAGCCTTCTCGAAGACAGACAATACGGACGATGGAGCAGCAGCACTAAAATTCTTAACAAGAGAATTAGCTCGCTTAAAAGACATAGGTGGATTCAGCGCTATCATGCCTACAGAAGGAATTGTATTTAAGTACAATGAAAAACTATACAAACTTACCGGAGCATTTGCTCCAATAAACCAGATACTCGGATATCTAAAATTCTAATAAAATGAAATTAAAAAAATTACTAGAAACGCAAAGATTAGAAGAGAAAAAGCAAGCAATTGCTACCTCTCCTAATACCAACATGACTTTGCATTATGATTCAAACTTCAAACAAGTTGGTGAAGCTGGGAATCCAGAATTTAGCTTTACAATTAGCATCTCATCAACAGGAGGAAAAGAATTCTTTCGTGGTGTAGGTGATAGTGAAGAAAGTGCAAAATTAGCTGAAGGTGTTAGATTAGAACTGCGCAGAGCTTTACGTAAGTTTGATAAGCACGTTCAATTTATCGCTGATAAGTACAAACTACAAACACGATAGTATTAATGGAAAATTTACATGTTACGATAGGAGAAAAACACGTTAAGCACATCGAAGGTGATGTTTGGACTGAGCGTGGAAAGTTATGGACTATTAAGAATGGTATCAAAAGAACAGTGTCTAAAATGGATGAGGCACGTAAGCAGTTTTCAACTCCATTAGCATGTCCAAAATGCAATGGATCTATGAAACACTACTTAGATGAAAAGATGTGGGCAATCCACAAAACTTGCTTTAACTGTGTAATTGATGCAGACCACGAAATACAAAAAGCAGGTAAGTGGGCAGAGTATGAAAAAGCAAAAATAATGGCTAATGCTGATAGCTTTGTAAAAGATCTAATCAGCTATATGGAAGATTATAATCAAGAAGGGGTTGCAAAAGCACACGTTACTGAAAATGGTCAAGTCGAAAAGTGGAGAGATGCAGATCAAACGGAAATAAAAAAGATTACAGACTCAGTTATCGAAGACATAACCAAAAAAGTAGAAGACTACAGAGAAAGTAAGTAATTATGCAACCAGAAGTAATAGCATCATTTATAACAGGATTAGCAGGACCAATAGCGGTACTCTTTTTCAAGCATCGTATAGAGAAAAGTAAGAAAAAACCAGACATGCTTACTGAAGCACTACAGACTAGTGAAAAAGTAATGGACAAGTTAGATTCTATTAAAAACGAATATGAAGCTGATCGAGTTTGGATAACGCAATTTCACAATGGTGGTCACTTTTATCCAACTGGAAAGTCAATAGCTAAGTTCAGTCTTATATACGAGACAGTGAATATTGGAGTAGGATCTGTACAAAACAACTTTCAAAACATTCCTGTAAACTTATTTAGCAAATCAATAAACTACCTATTAGAGCATGATATAATTGAAATACCGGACTATAAGGATGAAACAATATCTACTCACGGATTAAAGTATATAGCAGAAGACACTGGATGCAAATCAAGTTACATATTTGCAATTAAAAGCTTTGAAGGTAAATTTATCGGTTCATTAGGTTTGGATTTCACAAAGAAAAAAACAAAACTAACATCAGAAGATACACATCATTTATCTAATTACGCTACTGGAATTGCTGGAGTATTATCAAGTCATTTAGAATCATAACATGCCATACAAAGTTAAAAAACAAGGAGACAAGTATGCAGTGTATAAGAAAGACACTGGAAAGTTAGTAGGTCATACTGCTGGCAATAAAGAAGCCTTGAGAAAGTATTTAGCTGCTTTGCATATTAATGCAAAAGAAGGTTTGGAGCCAATTGATGAGGAATCAAAAGGATTATGGGCAAACATACGGGCTAAACAAGCTCGTGGTGAAAAACCAGCTCCTAAAGGCTCAGAAGCATATAACAAAGCAGTAGCAGCTGCTAAAAAAATAAATGCAAAAGAAGGTGTAATAAAATTAGCAGACTTAATAAAAGAGAGCTTAGAAAAGCATATTCCATATATGTATAGTCAGGATGGCTTTAGCTGTCAAGTTTGCAAATACTACATAAAAGATTTTGATATACATAAATGTTCAAATTCAAATTATGTAAATTTAAAAGGTTCTATGACATTAACAGATAATGATGGTTATCCAATTAACGATCCAAGTAAATGGTGTAGTGATTGGTTTGAGCCTAAAGCGTAATAATTATATAAAACAGACTATGAAACTAGTAAACCTAATACCATTGAAAGAAGTTGATCAAGACCCAACGTCTAATCTTCTATCACTACTAGCATCTCCTGAAATAAAAAAATATATGGACAGGTTATCAGACACTTTAGAGGACGCTGATTTCATGCGAGTAAAAAAGTTATATGATGGATTATATACAGAGTTAAAAAAACACGAATAAAATGAAACTAATAAACCTAATGCCACTAAGAGAATATGCTCAAGAAGAGCAATCAACTCCAGAATTAATGGCAATCCCCTATTTCCGTGAATTTCAAGCAGCTCATGGATACAAACCAATGTTTAAATTCTTAGGTGTAAAAAGCGAAGAAAGCATCTTTGTAGCTGACCTTACTGATTTTGGCATGCTAGACTTAATTATAGCAGACGCTAAGCTATATGCAAAAGTGACTGAGAAATATGCAGTATTTGGTGTTGTGTATACACTGACTGGTCTTGAAAAATTTGATGCAACTGTTTGTTTAATGAAGCAAAAGGATGGTCAAATTGAACGTATTATGTTTGACAACAAAGACAAGAAAAACTTTGATGCCAAGACAACTAATTTTATGAAATTAACTGAGAAATAAAAATGAAAACTACTAGAAAATCTGAAATAAACGAAAACGCTCTACGCTTAATGCTTAGAAAAGAAATTGTTAAGTTATTAGAAGCTGAAGAAGAGCAAGAAGCTCCGGAACAAGAAGAGCAACCTGAACCTGAAGAAGAGCCTGAAGAAGAGCAAGGATTGAATCCAAAACTAGAAGGGATAACTAGGTACTACATCAGGAAGCTAAAAGATAGTGGTGCTGAGGTAGGTACAGAAGAGTTAGTAGAAATGCTATCTACTGTAATCGAACAGTTTGCAGCCTCAAGTGAGCAAAAATTAAACATTCTGAAAACAATCAGAACAAACATTGTGCACTAATGAAAACAGCTAATCTAAGAAAAGCAATTCGTGAAGAAGTTAAAAAAGCTTTAAACGAAAACAAAACTAAAATGATTGTAAAGCGTCTTAAAGAAGACACAGCTTATCAAGAGTTTTTTAAAAAAGCTATGGATAAATTTAAAATCAGCTCACCAGCAGATTTTAAAGATCCAGCAAAGAAAAAAGAATTCTTTGACTATGTAGATAACAACTACAAGGCTAAAGAGGAGAACTAATAAAACGTAGTTATGACAATAAGCAAATTAACAACAGGATTGTTGCTTACCATATTCATCACCATACTTGTGTTGACTGGTTACTTGTTTATGTCAACGAGAGGATCTGATGTAGATCCGTATGCTAAAGAAAAGAGTCAGATTGACAGCTTAACAACCTTAATCAGTGCACTAGAAAAAGAACAACTAATTCAAGATAGTTTAATTGAGTGCTATAAACACGATCTAGTTATTGCTGATCAACAAATTGACTCAACAAAAAACAGAATAACACAAATTCAAAACCAATATGGCAACAAGATTAAAGCTATTGACAATGCTACTCATGATGAGCTTGGCAACTTTTTCACAGACAGGTACAAGTAAAACGCAAATGCACTGCTTTCCAGACAGTGTTGTAAAAAAGATAGCAAAGGATTTATTAAGAGGTGATTCAGCACGAACCGAGTTAACTGAGACAAAAATCTTAGTTGAACAACTAGAAGAAAAAAACTCTACTAATCAGAGACTGATCAATGCGTATGTAGCTAAAGTAGCAAACTACACAGCACAAATTGATTTATACAAAGACAAAGAAACACAATACAAAAGTATCGTTACAGGACTAGAGCAAGATAATAAAAAGCTCAAGAAAAAACAAAAAAGGGTAATTAAAATAGTTACCGGAATAGCAATAGCAGGAGTAGCAACGAGTTTGCTAGTTCGCTAATAAAACAGGTTACATATGGCTGAGAAGAGTCTTAAAGACATAATCAAGGAAGAGTACGTTAAATGTGCTAAATCAGCATCCTACTTCATGAAGAAGTATTGTATGATTCAACATCCTACTAAAGGAAAAGTTCCATTTCATCTATACCCATACCAAGAAGATACTTTAGAAGATTTTCAAGAGAATGATAGGATGGTTATCCTAAAGTCTCGTCAGTTAGGTATATCAACCTTAGTTGGAGGATATGCTTTGTGGATGATTTTATTCCACAGTGATAAAAACGTATTAGTAGTAGCGATAGATCAAAACACATCTAAAAATCTTGTAACAAAGGTTAGGGTGATGTTTGATAATTTACCAAGTTGGCTTAAACTAAAAACAACAGAGAGTAACAAGCTATCGATGAGATTATCAAACGGATCTCAGATCAAGGCAGTAGCAAGTACAGGAACATCAGGACGTTCAGAAGCGTTATCAATGGTAGTTATTGACGAAGCTGCTTTCGTTGAAGGAGCAGAAGAACTTTGGGCATCACTACAACAAACACTAAATACTGGTGGTCAAGGTATCATATTATCAACTCCAAATGGAACTGGTAACTTTTTTCATAAGACTTGGGTTAAAGCAGAAGCAGGAGAGAACAAGTTTAAAACAAAACGACTACCTTGGCAAGTACATCCTGATAGAGATCAAACTTGGAGAGACAGACAAGATGAGGAATTAGGTATAAGACTTGCAGCACAAGAATGTGACTGTGACTTCTCCACATCAGGTAATACAGTAGTATCACCAGAACTTATTACGTATTACATGCAAACCTATGCACAAGAGCCAATTGAAAAAAGAGGCTTTGATGGAAATCTATGGGTTTGGGAAGTGCCAGATTATACAAAGAACTATATTGTTGCAGCTGACGTTGCTCGTGGAGATGGTAGTGACAATTCTGCATTTCATGTTATTGATGTTGAATCTTGCAGACAAGTTGCTGAGTATAGAGGACAAATTGGAACAAAGGATTATGGTAACATGTTAGTAGCTGTAGGAACCGAATACAACGATGCATTGCTTGTTATAGAGAATGCTAATGTGGGATGGGCTACAATACAACAAGTTATTGATAGGAGCTATAGAAACCTATACTACACTTACAAGAACGATGTATTGGATTCAGATAGATTCTTAACAAAGGGATATGACTTAACAAACAAGTCAGACATGGTTGCAGGATTTACAATGAGTCAAAAAACCAGACCACTTGCAATTAGTAAGATGGAGTTGTATATACGTGAAAAAAGCTGTATTATTAGAAGTAAGAGGTTATTAGAAGAGCTTTATGTCTTTATTTGGAGAAATGCAAGAGCAGAAGCAGCATCAGGATATAATGACGATTTGATTATGAGTTTTTGTGAAGGATTGTGGGTTAGAGATACAGCACTTAAATTAAGACAAGCTGGTATTGAATTAAATAGAATGGCAGTAGCAAATATAAAGTCTACAGTAACTATCTATAATCGACCGACTACACAAAGTGATCCATATAAAATGCATTTGCCTGATGGTAATAGTGAAGATATTAATTGGCTTCTTTGATAACAGGACTATTTATATATAATAAGACACAATGGCAGAAAATACAACTTTATTTAGCAGATTACGTAAACTATTCAGTACGGATGTAATCATTCGTAATGTAGGTGGAGATCAAATAAAGGTTGTTGATATAGAGCATGTCCAATCGGATGGTAATATCGCAACTAATCGTAGAGTAGATAGGTTTTCTAGACTATTCTCAGCTATTCCAGGATACTCTTATTCAGCAGGACAACTACAACTATACACTCGTTTAGAATTGTTTCGTGATTATGAAGCAATGGATACTGATAGTATCATATCATCTGCATTAGATATCTATGCCGATGAGTGTACAGCTAAGAATGAGTTTGGTGATGTTCTTACAATTAAAACAAGCAATCCAAAAGTGCAAAAAGTATTGCACAATCTTTTCTATGATATAATGAATGTTGAATTCAACTTATGGCCATGGATCAGAAACACAGTAAAATATGGTGATTTCTTCTTACACATGCACATAGCAGAAGGTTATGGTGTAACTGGTATTGATCCAATATCTCCTTATGAAATGATCAGAGAAGAGAACTTTGATCCTGAGAATCCACAAAGGGTTCGATTCAAAAGAGATTACACAGCACTGTCTTCAAAGTCACACGTAGCTTCTACAAACGAAACTGCTCAAACTTATGACAATTATGAGATTGCTCACTTTCGTTTACTAACAGATACAAACTTCCTACCTTATGGACGTGCTCTTATTGAACCGACTAGAAAGGTTTGGAAACAAATCACACTAATGGAAGATGCGATGCTAATCCATCGTATCATGAGAGCTCCAGACAAACGTGTTTTTAAAATTGATATTGGTAACATACCACCTAATGAAGTAGATGCTTTCATGGAAGGTATGGTAAGCAAAATGAAAAAGGTTCCTTACATGGATCCTACAACTGGAGATTATAACCTAAAGTACAACATGCAAAACCTACTTGAAGACTTCTATCTTCCAGTACGTGGTACTGAGAGTGGCACTTCAATTGACACTTTAGCAGGCATTAACTTTGACAGCATTCAGGATATTGACTATCTAAAAAATAGATTACTAGGATCGCTCAAAATACCAAAAGCTTATTTGGGCTACGAAGAAGATACCTCAGGTAAAGCTACTCTAGCATCACAAGATTTTCGTTTTGCAAGAACGATCGAACGTGTACAGAGAATTATTGCATCTGAGCTGTATAAAATAGGTATTGTACACTTGTATGCACAAGGCTTCACAGATGAAGACCTAGTTGATTTTAGTTTAAGTTTAACTGCTCCATCCTCAGTATATGAGAAAGAGAAAGTTGAATTGTGGACAAGTAAAGTAACCTTAGCAGGTGATATGGTAGAAAAAGCTTTATTTAGCAAACCATGGATCTACGAAAATTTATTCAACTTATCAGAAGAGCAATATCTTGAAGAACAAAATAAAATTATTGAAGATGCTAAGACAGCATTTAGATTAGAACAAATTAAAACAGAAGGTAATGACCCTATAAAAACAGGTCAATCATTTGGTACTGCTCACGATATTGCTTCTCTATACAAGGGTGATGGTGGTGTTCCAAGAGGATATGATGAAAAATCTAACGAAATGCCTCCGAAAGGCTGGCCAGGAGCTGGAAGACCAACTGAACCTGGAACACATGGCACTCATGAACATCCGCTAGGATGGGATCCATTAGGCAATAAGACTAATAGAAAAGTATATGAAGGTTCAAAGAACAGTTTAGATGCTTATGGAAGTTTATTAAATAGTATGAAAGGTTTGCGTACTGCAAAGAAAAAAGCTTTAAACGAGACTTTTGAAAAAGAAAACATACAAGAATCTTCTAGTTTGTTGGATGAAAGTAACATCTTACCAGAGGAATAAGAAAAACGAGCATATTTATTATCAGATAACTAAATGAAAAAATCAACTCACTCCAAGATTAAGAACACGGCAATTCTGTTCGAATTACTGTCGCGTCAAGTTGCAGCAGACACAATCAAGGGTGTAGAGAAGTCGCCAGCTCTTTCTATCATTAAAGAGTTTTTTAAAGCTGACTCAGTCCTTGCAAAAGAACTTATGCTCTACCAAACGCTTCTTAACGAAAAGTATAGCAATACTGAGAAAGCTAACTACTTACTTAACACAGTAATTAAACTGCGCAATAAGCTAGACGCTAATCAGTTAAGAGAGCAAAAGTATAATTTAATTCGTGAAATTAAAAAGCACTATGACCTGACTAATTTCTTCAAAACCAACATTAGTGAGTACAAAATCTATGCATCTACTTATAGAGTATTTGAGGGAGTGAGTGTTGCTAAGGTATCTGAAGTAGTACAGAGTCGCTACACAATACTTGAACATTTGGTTAGAAAGTCTAAAAACAAGCTAAGTGAAGGAAAAACCACAGTAGCTGAGGATTACTTGAACCAAGATAGTGAAATACGTTTATTAGCTTATAAATTAATGATTGATAAGTTTAATGAAAAGTATGCAGATCTATCAACCAAACAAAAGAGCATTTTAAAAGAATATATCAACAACATATCAAATACAACAGCTCTAAAAGACTTTGTATTGTTAGAAGGTAAATCACTAAATGCATCTATTAAAAAAACTTTACCAAAGATAAAAGACAAGGTCACAACCATCAAACTAAATGAAGTGTGTAATATGCTTGTTAAGTTAGAAAAGGTTAAGACAATCAAAGAAGATCATGTTTTATCTTTATTACTCTACCACGAACTATTAAAAGAGTTAAAAAATGTTAAGTAATAAACTGACAAAAGAAGAGCTGGAAGAACTAAAGGCTTATGTAAAGCAGCAATCTGACAAGCTAAAACAAGAAGGTAGTACAACAGCTGGTCTTGCAGGATATCCAACTCCTGCAGCTTTTACAGGCAAACAAGGTGGTGATGGTACTGACTCAATTGACCTAGAAAAAGGTGAGTATGCTTACTCAATAAAAGCTTCTAAAAAGAAACCACATTTTATTAAATTGCATGAGGTAAGTTATAAAAACTTCAAAGAAGATGCAAATACAAGTGAAGTACAAAAAGTTAACAATAAGATTATAGAAGTTAGTAAAATGCTTAGAGAGATCTCAAGATCACTAGATCACAGCATTAAACTAAAACAAGAATCAAAATTAGATGATAGCAAGTATTGGAAACGTACTAATGAAGCTATCTTAAAGATAAGTAGACGTTTAGCAGAAGTAAACAAAAAAGCTCGTAAACTTGCAAATTTAAAAGAACTAGCTGCATCATCTATTAAAGACAAACTAGTAAAGTTATTTAACAAAGCTGGTATAGACATCAAAGCACCAGAAGTAGAGTACCAGCAAAAAGGCACTGACATCTATGAGTTTGATATTTACATAGCAGGAGAGCCTTATGGAATAGACTACATAAAAGGAGAAGTTCTATACCAAGGTATGGATAGAGAGGAAAGGTTAGGAAATATTAACCAAGAAGAAGAACTTGTTAAAAACATAGCACAAATATTTAAACCATGAACAAGCGAGTAATAGTAGATTATATAGGTTCAATCCAATTTACACCAGAACAGATTAACGAATCAATTAGCTCTAATCAAGGCAAGTTGATTGTTAGTGGTGTAATGCAAAGAGGTGATGCCTTCAATCAAAACCAAAGAAAGTATCCATTGGATATTTTAAAACGCGAAGCTAACAAGTACAAAAATACTTTTGTAGCTGAAAAGAGAGCTTTAGGAGAACTGGATCATCCAGAATCTTCAGTAGTGAATCTATCTAACGTATGTCATAATGTAATTGACTTATGGTGGGAAGGTAGTGACTTGATGGGTAAAATAGAGATTCTACCTACACCATCAGGAAACATTGCAAAAGAGCTATTAAAAGCTGGTATCAGACTAGGAATTAGTTCCCGTGGTATGGGTAGTGTGAGAGAGTTAGGTGAAGGTAAGGTAGTTGTAGCAGACGATTTTGAAATTGTATGCTGGGACTTGGTATCTAATCCATCTACTCAAGGAGCTTTTATGGATAACCTCAACGAAGGTGTAAAAGTAGTTACACAAACAAACAAGTATTCAAAAATTAATTCACTCATCAGTGATATAATCTCAATAATGTAATCATGAAACTAACAAAAATTAAAGAAAGTATCGATCAAAAGGTCGGATTAAACGAAAAAGCAGCATTCTTACAAGAAGTAGCTAAGTTTAATGAATACGGTAGTATAATCTACCGTACAGATAGTCTAAGAGAAGCAGCAAAAGCTGTTAGCAATATTGTTGAAAATGCAGAAAGAATTGCTTTACAAGAGACTGATGATTCTTTTGATGACATTACTGTTAAACGTAACATGAAGTCACTAAAAGCTAACAATGAGCAGTTTATGAAAACTGTGAATGAAGTTAGTAAATTGCAACAAAGATTAGAATCGTTATACGAAGAAATGGGTCACACCTTATCACGTTACTATGAAATCCACTAAGAGTATAGACTGGAGTCGCATATCTGCCTCATTCAAGCAGTATCTAAAGGAAGCTGAAGATAAGGAAGAAGATGCTCCTGCCGAAGAAGAAGGAGAAGACAACCCATTTGCAGCAGCAGCTGGCGATGAGGGTGGTGATGAAGCTCCTGCAGATGATGCAGCTGCAGACGATGCAGAGAAAGAAGAAGGTGGAGAGGATGAAAAGAAAGCACCTGCAGAAAAACCAGCAGGCATTCCAATCAAGTTTAACATCAGCAAAGTAAAGAAGTACAATACAGCAAAGTTTTTAAGCGATACTGGTGTTGTAAAGAGTATTAGTAAAGATGGAATTGTAGTAACAACACAACCTGATCAAGTGGATGTGCTTGTAAACTTTGATGACATCTCAGAAAACGTTAAAAGGTTTTTCAAACCTAAAAAATAAAATATTTTTCTAAAAAAATATATTTTGGTTATAAATGATATATTTATATCCAAATACACTATCCTACTATATAGTGTTCTATTAACCGAATTTTATTATAGCTTTTCAATAGCTATATGACAGTAGTCAAAAAATCAAAAAACAAAATGAACAAACTATTAAAAGACGCAATCGCTGACGCTAAAGCCGTACGCGAAACTGCTCTTGCTAATGCTAAGGTCGCTTTGGAAGAGGCTTTTGCACCAAAACTACAATCAATGCTTTCTCACAAGATTAAAGAAGAGATGGGCAAAGAAGGTATGGAAGGTGAAGAAGAAACTTCTATGGAAGAAAAAGAGCAAATGGAAGCAATGCAGAAAATGGCTGGAATCACAAATGATGAAGATCCAGACAATGAAGGTATGAAGAACTACATGGAAGAAGATGAAATGGAAATGGATTCTGAAGAAGAAATGGAAATGGATTCTGAAGATGAAATGGGTTCTGAAGAAGAAATGGAAATGGGTTCTGAAGAAGAAATGGACATGGATATGGACATGGACTCTGAAGAAGGCGAAGAAGTTTCTGATGAAGAGTTAGAAGAAATCTTACGTGAACTCGAAGGTGGATCTGAAGAAGAATCTGAAGAAGAGACAATGGAAGGTGACACCACTTACATGGAGTCAGAAGACCCAGAACAAAAAGAAATGGACGAAGAAATCAACTTAGAAGAAATCATCGCAGCTTTGAATGAAGAAGATGAATCTGAAGAAGAAGAGAAAGAAGAAAAGAAAACAGAAGAAGAGCTTGAAGAAGCTTACAATGTGATTAAGTTCTTACGTTCTAAATTGAATGAAGTAAATTTACTTAATGCTAAATTGTTATTCGTTAACAAGTTATTCAAAAAAGGTGAATTAACTGAAACTCAAAAAGTAAAAATTATTGAAACTTTTGATCGTGCTAAGAATGTACGCGAAGCTAAATTGATTTATGCTACATTAGCTGAATCAGTAAATGGCAAAGCTAAAAAACCAGCACCAAAACCAAAAACTAAAATGAACGAAGGTCTTGCTTCAGCTCCGTCTAAAGCAACTAAGATCATTGCAGAAAGCAATAACGTTTACAGTCGTTTCAAAACTCTTGTAGAGTACAACAACAAGTAATTATTAATTAACAAAAAACCAAACAAACAAACAAATGAATTTATTTGAAAACATGGGTAATGTAAATCGTGCTGACGAAGTGAAGCCGTTAATTACCAAATGGTCTAAAACAGGCCTAATGGAAGGTTTAAAAGGCGGTAATGAGAAATCAACTGTTGCAGTCCTTTTAGAAAACCAAGCAAGACAATTAATTAAAGAAGGATCAGCAGAAATGTCTGGTACATCTGGTGCTGGATTTGAACAATGGCATGGTGTTGCTTTACCTTTAGTACGTCGTATCTTCGCTGAGATCGCTGCTAAAGAATTTGTAAGCGTACAACCAATGAACTTGCCTTCAGGTCTAGTATTCTATCTAGATTTTAAATATGCTAACAGCAAACAACCATTTGGCTTCGCTCCACAAGGACAAAACCAAACTGGCACTTTGCAAGGTATCACTAACGCAGCTGGTAATCCAACTGACGGTCTTTATGGTGCTGGTCGTTTTGGCTACTCAATGAATACTGCCCTTACTTCTAGCTTAACTGTAACTACTGGTTCAGTTGCTGCTACTGATGTTAACTTTGATGGTGATTTTACTGCATCTTTATCTAACTACCGTAAATTAACTTTCTCTAACTTCTTTACTGGAGCTGGTGCAAATGCTGATCCTTATGCAGTTCGTGGATTTATCCCTGCTTCTGCTTCTGTAACTTTGACTGCTGGTACTACTTATTTCCCTGCATTCTCTGTTAAGAGTGGTAATGACTTAGTAATGATTATCAGTGCAAGTGCTGGTGGTTCTGGTAGTACTCAAACAGGATATGCAGTATCTTACTCTATCCAACCTACTAATGATGCTCGTAGCGATTTCGAAACCGCAAATGGTCGTTCTTTAGATACCAACTTAAACATTCCTGAAATTGAACTCCAAATGCGTTCTATTCCAGTTACTGCTAAGACTCGTAAGTTGAAAGCAAGCTGGACTCCAGAATTTGCTCAAGATTTGAATGCTTACCACTCAGTAGATGCTGAAGGTGAATTAACTGCTATGTTATCTGAATACGTTTCTATGGAAATCGATTTAGAGATCTTAGATATGTTAATCTCTGCTGCTGCTACAACTGAATATTGGTCAGCTAAAGTAGGTCAAGTATGGAACGGTGCAACATTTGCTGCTGACACCAACATAAATGGTCAAGCTTACATTCAAGGTACTTGGTTCGCAACTTTGGGAACTAAATTACAAAAAGTATCAAACAAAATCCACGCTAAAACTTTACGTGGTGGTGCTAACTTCTTAGTTTGTTCTCCTGACATCGCTACTATCCTTGAATCAATCCCAGGATATGCTGCTGACGGTGATGGAACTAAGATGAAGTTTGCAATGGGTGTACAAAAAGTAGGTGCTTTAACTAGCCGCTACGAAGTGTACAAGAATCCATACATGCAAGAAAACACTGTATTAATGGGCTTCCGTGGTACTCAGTTCTTAGAAACTGGTGCTGTATATGCTCCATACATTCCGTTAATGTTAACTCCACTGGTGTACGATCCAAACAACTTCGTACCACGTCGTGGTGTTATGACTCGTTACGCGAAAGTTGTAACTCGTCCAGAGTTCTACGGAAAAGTATACGTAGCTGACTTAGGTCAATACTAATACTAATCAATCTTAGATTAAAAGGCCTCACAGAAATGTGGGGCTTTTTTTGTTTATACAACTATTTATATAAAATTGTTATATGATCGAACCTAAGAGAGAAAGAAAAGCTGAAATTAAAGCAATCAATGCAGTACAGCTAAACGAAGAACAAAAAGCTGCAAAAGCTTTAATCGTAGAAAATCAAATCGTTATAATAACAGGTAGAGCGGGATCAGGCAAGTCTCTAGTTTGTGCACAAGCCGCTTTAGATTTTCTTAAGAAGAAGCAGGTTAGTTGTATATACAACACCAGAGCTACTATTGAAGTAGGAAAGAGTCTTGGATTCTTGCCAGGAGCATTAGGTGAAAAGTTTGATCCTTACATGGAAGCACTACTTGAAAATTTAAAGAAGTGTTGCACAGATAAAGGAGAAGTAGCAAAACTAGTAGAAGCCGAAAAGATAAAGGCACTCCCAGTACAATTCATACGAGGTAAAACTATTGATGATGTACTAGTAGTAGAAGAAGCCCAAAACTTGACCAAATCCGAAATGTTAGCCATTCTTACTCGTTTAGGTAAAAATGGTAAGATTATCATAAATGGGGATAATGAGCAAATGGATATTAAAACACCAACTGGTGAAATGAATGGACTATCCTACGCTATTGAGATATCAAAGAAGATTCAAGAGATAAAGTGGGTTAAACTAAAAGAAAACCACAGATCAGATCTAGTAGGCAAGATACTTGACTATGAGTATGGTAAATAGGTAGTAATACCTGATAATAAGGCCAACAGGCAGTCTTTTTAATTCAAATGATAACTATTTATATGTAAAGTAAAGACACATGAATATTCCAATTTGGCCCGGATCAAGCAGCTTCATAGCAATGTCTGCATCGTATTATACTGGATCTAGTGCAGTTAGACCAACTCCGTTTGGTTATTATGATGGTGATGCTACGTTTAAAGTTGAAGCTGATAAGGTAGCAGATTGGTGTGCTAAAAGATTAGGTTATCCAATAACAGAAATTGAACTACAAGACATCAACCTATATGCAGCATTTGAAGAAGCGGTAACTGAGTTTAGTACTCAAGTTAACATGAACAATGCTAAAGACTACATGCTTACTTTAGTTGGAACACCCACTAGCAATCAATTAAGCGGTAGAGTAATTACTCCAAACTTTGGTAGGACAATTGAACTAGCAAAAAGTTATGGTAATGAAGTTGGAAGTGGTGGTAATGTAAACTGGAAAAAAGGGTATGTAAGCCTTGTTCCAGGTCAACAGACATACGACTTAGATGCTTTGTTTGCAGCTACTCGAGAGAGTGGTAGTGCTATTGAGATTAAGCGAATATATCATGACTTTAGCCCAGCTATTGTCAGATACTTTGACCCATACGTTGGTACTGGAGCAGGTACACAACAACTCCTAGATAGTTTTGGATGGGGATCATTCTCACCAGCTGTATCATTCTTAGTAATGCCTTTATATGCAGATTTGCTGCGTATTCAAGCAATTGAGATGAATGACATGATTAGAAAATCATCTTATAGTTTTGAGCTAAGAAACAACAAACTAAACATATATCCAATACCAACAGCAGAGTATACTGTGTGGTTTGAGTATGTTGTAGTTTCTGAAAGAAACAATCCAATAAAAGCTCCAACAGGATCGATAAGCGATTTGAGTAATGTACCATACAGTAGAATCCAGTTTACTAACATTAAAGATATAGGGATTCAGTGGATATATAAGTACACATTATCAATCTCAAAAGAGATGTTAGGATTAGTCCGTAGCAAATATAGTACTGTACCTATTCCAGGAGCAGAAGTAACTTTGAATGGAGCTGATTTAATTGCACAAGGTCGTGAAGATAAGTTAGCTTTGATTACTGACTTAAAAGAATTATTAAACTCAATGACAAGGCAGAGTCAAATGGAACAAGAGACTGCAGTTGCAGCGGCAATGCAAACAACTCTTAACAAAGTACCTTTATACATATATATTAAATAAGATGTGTGCACTTTTTGGATCTTCAAGGGATATATCCTTTATAAAGCAAATCAATAAGGAACTGTTAGATGACATCATTCAACAAGAGGTAGATTACTACAAATACTATCTACCAGAAACTAAAGGTAAAGATACTGAAAACTTGTATGGAGAAGCATCATCACAAAAAACATACTATACAGCAACACGTTTAACTTGTCTACTTACTAGAGGCGATCAAGCATATGTGCAAGATGATCAATTTGGTATTGATGTCACACAGCCAATGACTTTTGCTTTCTTAAAGCCAAAGCTAAGAGAGATAAACTTAGTACCAAATGCAGGAGATATTATAGAAGTGAGAGGTAACTACTACGAGATTGATCAAGTAAACGAAAACCAATTCTTTGCAGGTAAAGATGGTGATTATGGAAAAAGTGTAGGATCTGAATTTGGTGAAAGTTTAAGTATAATTTGTGAAGCACATTACACAAGAGTAACAAGACTGCAGATTATAAAAAGTAGATATTAATGTATACTAGAAAGCAAATACCTAAAACACAATACGAACTTAGCAAGGGTGAAGAAAATCATGCATTTGATCGTGCTAATGATGTGCGTAGGGATGATGATACTGTAAAGCAGCTATCGATTGGTCTTTACGATATTGATTACGCTATCAAATATTATTTTGATGAAGTCATTAAACCAGAAATTGAAGAGTTTGGTAATGTGGTTAAAGTACCAGTAATGTATGGCTCTCCAGAAAAGTGGAAGAACGTACAAGCTGATGGATACTTTAGAGATAAGAGTGGTAAGATACAATCACCACTTATTGCTTACAAAAGAACATCTATTACAAGAAACAAAACTTTAGGTAATAAAATAGATGCCAACTTCCCTAGTCTGTACTATTCACAAGAGCTGAAGTACAACCAGATAAATAAATACGATCAATTTAGTGTTTTAACGAACTCTAAGCCAATCAAAACATTTATTAATACTGTCGTGCCAGATTACGTTGACATCACGTATGACGTGGTTGTATGGACTGACTACATAGAAGGAATGAATAAGATTCTTGAGAGTATCATCTACACAGAAGGCACTTATTGGGGTGATATGGAAAAGTTCAAGTTTAGAACTAAAATTGATTCTATCACTAACACAACAGATCTATTACAAGATGCTGATAGAATGGTACGTTCATCATTCACAATAACTTTATTTGGTCAAATAGTACCAGACGTATTAGCAAAAGAACTAAGCAAGAAGCAATCTGAGAAATCATTTGATGTAAGGCAGATTGTAATAGAGGTAACGCCAGATGCAGATCCAGGAGTATTTCAACAAAAAGAAGATATGGTTGCTAAAGGTAAAACAACATTCACAACACCTACAGTAAGAACATCAATTAATCCATTATCATTATCTGACGCAACAACTGTGAGCTATTTATATGCAAACAATACAGTAGCAGCAACATCGGTATCAGCTCCAGACACAGCTTATTTTACTGGAGTCTTTTTAACTGCTCCAGTAGGATTACCAGCAACAAGTGTGTCTAATTTCACATTCTTCATAAATGGTCAATATGTAGAGCCAACAGCAATTACAAGCTTTACACAGAGTAGCGGCATATGTACACTAATAATAAACACATCAGAGCTAGGATTTACTTTAGCAGCAACTGATGAAATAGTAGCAATAGGAAAGTTCGCATAACATGGCATTAATAAGAGGTAGTCAAATAACAGGAAGTGTAGCATCAGCATCATATGCATTGACAGCTTCCTTTGCTTTGAATGGAGGAGGTGGTGGTAGTGGTTTTTCTATAACAAGTGGTAGCGTAACAGCAAGTGTTAACTTAACAAGTGATATTTTTTTAATACAATCTGGAACATTTACTCCATTTAGCGTTACTAATCTAGGATCTGTAACAATATCAGGCAGTGCAACAGATCTATTCCTGATCAAAAACACAAGCAATCAAAACATATTAAGAGTAAGTCAAAGTGGTGTAGTAGTGTTCGCAACTCAATCAGCTACGTTATCTGGAGCAGCACCAAATGGAGGAGTTTATTTTACTTCATCTTCTTTTTATGTCGGCCTAGACTAATACTTTAATACAACGTAGACTATTTATATATAAGACAATCAAACAAATAATATTAACACATGGCAACTTGGAAAAAAGTAATAGTATCTGGAAGTAGTGCAGAGTTAACTTCACTAACTGCTAGTTTAGCTATAAGCTCATCAAATATAAACGTAGGTGTTCCATCATCAAACGCTTGGCAAACTAGTTTAAATGGATCTTACTTTAATAACTTTACAACACAAACAAACGTATCTGAAATTTTACGTTTTGTAGCAGGGTTACTAAGTGCATCAGCACCTGACGCAGCTCCAAATACCAAGACACTAAGCTCTATTTCAAAAACTTCTACCAATAATGGTACCGGTACAATAGCCGGATATGTACCACAAGGATACTCTGCAGCAGATGTAACTTATATAGTTGGTAAAGGGTTTGCATCAACTGGATCGTTACTATACACTGGTCTTACAGTATACAACAACTCTAGCTATGCAAATACCTATACAAGTGTTGCAGCAGGAACAACAAATGTATCATCTTCAGTAGATGCTCAATTGTTTGGTTTAGGAACTATTATTGATGGTAGTACACCAAATACATTTTATGTATCTGGAACAATTAACTGGGCTCACGAAAGTGCAAGTACTGGTGGTGTGACAATTACATCACAATCTCAAAACCTATTATCACTATCCTCATTTACGACATCAAATGGATTGACAGTAGGTAAGATTCCAACAGCAAACGCAGCTGTAATTCCAGCAGCTTATCAAGATGGTAAATTTGCAAGTATCTTTAGTTCAGGATTATATAATGGAGGAGTATCTTTAACAAGCGTATCATCATCCGGTTACTACCACATTAGTGCATCTATCAAGATTGCAAGTGGATCATCTCCTGTGTACAACACAGCAAACACCTCAGTTGAAAGATTCTTTTGGGCTCCAACAGCAGCTATCAATAGCGGCTTACCAACTCAAACTATAACTATAACCAATAAGACTAGTGGCTCACTTACAGCAACTTCTGGATCTTTATCAGGAGCTCCTTATTTAAGGACAGCAACTTGGTATGTAGGAAGCCAAATAAATGGAATATTTAATCCTCTGTATGTAGCCAATACAACTATTGCATCTATAACTGAAGCAGATGCTTTGGTAACTTTAACAGCTGCAACAAATAGTGGTTCAAGTGCAACAATAAATTCATCAGCTCAAATCAGTTCAGCTAATACAGTTTTTGATTCCACAGGAAACACTCTCAGAGCAACAAGCACAATTCCATTTGAAACTGACTTAGTTAAGTTATCTGGTAGTTTATCGTTTAATGCAGGTGTGGCAGGAGCTACCAACATTCAAGCTTTATTTGCAAGTGGATTAAGCACATCAACCTTTACTGTTGCCACAAGTGGTTCTAATAGATCAGGAGTATATACAACAGATACTCAAACATTTTCTTATCACGATGCAGGTGCATACGGACAACCAGCATCATCTGGATCTATAGCTTACTTTGGTTTTCCAACCAATACTACTCAAACAGCTACATCTGATACTTTTAAAGATGAGGCAAATCGCATTACATTAGATGATAGTATACTGTCATTTACTGGAACTGCTTTTGTATCATCAAGCACATTACCAACCAAGGAACTTCAAGTAAAACCAGGCTACTTAGTGGCTTCAGGTGGCTCAAGAAGGTATTGGTATCCATCTGGATATGGAGACACTTACCAATACTATGTACGTAGATTTCAAAGAACTACATCGATTGGTTCATTTACAATAAACTTAGGACAAACTCTAGTAGCTTGGAATGATACAACAACTACAAATGGTGTGTCTGTAGCGATTGTTTTTGAAAGTGCTGTTAATGGTCAAAATGGTTTAACTGTAACGCGTTTATTTGATCCATACTACACAACTGGACTAATAACAGCAGGTATCACAGCTAACACAGCAGGAACCAATCCATTTGGATCAGCAATCGATTACTATGGTATTCGTACTGGAGCTGTATCTGGCACTACTTACACAGTAGAGGTTAGTAATGCTAATGCAGTTTATATGAATGGTTCATCATATGATCAGTTTTATGTTATAGTTAGATATAAAGGAGAACCGACAACAGCAGTAACAACATTATCAGTATCTTAATAGATAAATAACCATGGCAATAGATTTAACTAAAAAATCCAATAGAACCTTACTAGGTAAACGATACACTACAGATGCGTTCACAGATGGTCAAGATGCATTTACAAGCGTATTTGATATTAATTCTGGTGAGGTTTACACACAAGCTAATTTTATACCCACATCATCCCTTCCATTCTCAGGGTCAAGTCAAAACAGCTACTACTTTACAACAGGCAGTACTATATCAACTACACCTACCGGAAATGATGTATTAAGATTTTGGTATCGTCATGCATTAACTAAGTCTGACTTAGCAACCGTTGGTAAAGATGTATGGATGTTTATTTCTGGCTCTACTACCATTTCAACTGGAGCTCAGTTAATAAATGCAAATCAACAAACCAACTTTATATCTCCAAAATATTCATTAGCAAGTATATCAACAAACACAGCAGAATCAAATCCAGCTGGTTATGTTGTAAAAGCTATATATTCAAATGATAATTTAGGTTCAACAGCAGATATTGATTCTAGTTATTATAACTTTGATTACAAAACTGGTATATTTCAATTCACCTCTTCTGCAATTGCAACAACAGTAATTGCCGATGCTACTAATGGTCGTGTTTATTTAACAGCTTACCAGTATGTAGGTCAAGTATTATCAACTCGTTTAACAAATGTTGATTCTAGCCTTGCCGCTTTATCTGCTTCTATTCAAGCAGTATCAGCAAGTGGTGCAGTAGCTGGAGGATCTGACGGTCAAATTCAATACAACAATAGTAGTGCTTTTGGTGGTGTTCCAACCTTAGTATATAGTGGTGGAACTCTAAGAGCAACAGGTTCATTTACAGGATCTTTCTTTGGTGATGGATCTCAATTAACTGGAATAGCTACAACATTAGCAGTTACTTCTTCAGCTGGAAACATAAGTGTAGATCTTGCAACACAAGCCTTAACTATAGTAGGTACTTCAAATGAAGTAGAAGTATCAGGTTCAGGTCAAACAATTACCATCGGATTACCAGATAATGTAACTATTGGAAATGACTTAACAGTAAGTGGAAACTTAACTGTTCAAGGCACAACAGTAACATTAAATGTTACCAATGTAGCTATTGAAGATCAATTTATCTTACTAGCATCAGGATCTAGTTCAACTATTGATGGTGGTATCATAGTACAAAATGCAGCAAATGCAGGTGAAGCTTTATATTGGGAAAATGATCCAGCTACTACAGGTCGTTGGGCAATATCAAGTTCAGTATCCCCAACAGCAACTTCAATAACAGCGGCTGAATATATTGTAACAGCAGAAAAGTCTGCAGGAGGACCACCAGCCAATCCAATATATGGAGGAACTACAAATGGATTTGGTAACATGCACATAGACTCAAACACAGGAGATGTTTACATCTATACATAAAAAATTAAATAGTTACGTCATGGGAAGTATATCATCGCTCATTAGAGCTAAGGAAGCAGCACAACCAGTTGCACAGCTAAGTGCATCAGAAATTGAGTTCTTGTTAATCCTTATTAAAAACTCAAACTTTAAAGGTAAGACTTTAGAAACAGTTTATGGTACTGTTGTTAAATTACAACAACAATATATTGCATTACAAAATCAACAAGAGTAGTTATGTTTGAATTAGTAGAGTTACAACTATTACGTCAATCTTTAGACGTAATAACAATTTTAGGTAAGGATGCAAAAAAGGTTGCTAACTTACAGCAGAAACTAGAATCCGCAATTGCACAGGAGCAATCAAAAGCTCAAGAATTAGACACATTAATTAAGTCTAAAGCAAAGTAGCATATATTTATAGAAAAGTATTGTTGGCCTGAAAGGGAAGTAGGCATATACACGGCATAAAGTGTATGTATCTAACCACAAACAAATATATAATGTAATATGCCAAATTATAGAAAACTATATGAGTCTGTTTTTGGGGAAATACCCAAAGATAATCAAAACCGATCGTATGAAATACATCATATTGATGGAAATCACAACAACAATTCCATAGAAAATTTAATGTGTGTATCTATAGAAGAGCATTATAATATACACTATTCACAAGGAGACTTTAATGCTGCTAACTTGATAGCTATGAGGTTTAACACAGCTTATGTTAAAGGATACAAAAGACCACTTAGTGAAGAAACCAAAGTGAAGCTTAGAAAACCCAAACTTAACAAAGAGAATTATAAAAAACCTAAGACAGAGGCCCACAAAGAGACTATAAGGTTAGCAAGAATAGGAACTAAGAGATCAGATGATACTAAATCAAAAATGTCTATTAAAAAATTAGGTAAAACACCAATACAAAACCTAACACAAATAATATGCCCTTTTTGTAAAAAAGAAGGGCAGCAAATTGCAATGAAGCGATGGCATTTTAATAATTGCAAAGAAAGGGAGGTAAATCATGCCTAATTGGCGTAAAGTTATAGTCTCTGGTTCAGATGCTACACTAAACACACTAACCATATCAAACGGAGTTCAAATTACTGGTTCGTTATCAGTAACTGGCTCAACAACTCAAGCAGGAACCAATAACTTATTTGGTAACACAACACTATCAGGTAGTATCATTATATCAGGTTCATCAACTTCTCCACCAACACCAACTATTAAAGTGTATGGTGATATGGAAACAAACGGTGTAATCAAGTTTTTACCTATTGCTAAAAGCATAGACACCTCAATCTCAGCATCCTATATTTATGTTTCCGGTTCAACAAATGACTTATACTTTTCTCAAAACGGACAAGGATATAACAATGTAACTCGTTTAAGATGGTTAGAAGGAAATCTGTATACTGGATTACTAAATGGAGGTTTAATTACAACTCAATCATCTACCGTTTATAAAATAAGTAGCGGTAGTGGAATTATTGTTAATCTAAATGCATCATTAAATAATGACCCATTCCCAACAATCCAATATTTAAACTGGGGCAACTTAACAGGTAGTATTAATGCATTTACTAGTTCGTATCAACAATGTTTTGTTGGTATTGACTCAACTAATAATATTTTTGCTCAAGGAACACCATTCTCAAATGGACAATTTGATACTATAATCAATATAGGTGGAGTATTTTTCCAAAACCAAACTTCAATAAATGCTGTTAAAACACAGCCTTCTGTAGCATACGGCTTTGAACAACAGCAAAATATATTTACCAGAGCATTTGGGGCTTTAAAACTATCAGGATATACCCTATCACCAAGTGGTTCTTCAACAGGTAGTTTAGTAGTAGGAAGTGGTACAGCTTATGCACCTGGAGCAAACTATGCTATAGACCCAAATGAACCTTCTTACACAGTAGATACTGGAACTAATATCTCTAAAATTTTTAGATATAGACAATCAGGCTCAACTTGGGTGTACGATACAAATGCAGGAGCGGGATATGCAACAATAGATCCAAGTAACTATTCAAACAGTGGTGTTCTTACAACAGTACAACCTAATGACTGGTCAATACAGAGAGTCTTTTGGTTTCCAAATTCAATAGTTAAAGCAATAGTTGTTTACTACGGTAATGAATCTTATTCAACAGAAGCAGACGCCATTGCAAATACTCAATTTGAATCATTTATTGAAGCACCTAACACTGCAGCAAATGCAATTTATTTAGGTGCAATAATAATTAAGGGTAATGGTGTATTTACTACTCCTGCTGACTTTAAAATACAACCTGGAGGATTATTTAGGCAAGTAGGAGGAGCAGGTGGAGGTGGCTCTACAATCACTCAAACTTTAGCTGGTTTATCTGATGTATCAATATCAGGTCCTACAAATGGACAACCTTTAGTATACAATAATACATCAGCTAAATGGGAAAATCAATCATCATTAACTGCTAGTTTACAAGGTAATGCTACTTCTGCTACAACAGCAACAACCGCATCTTATGCCTCAACAGCTTCATATGCTGCTGAATCATTATTAACAACAAATGTAAAGGGAGCTGCAAATAGAATATTATTTAACAACGGAACTAATACAACCACTACAAGTAATGAATTAACTTGGACTGATAGTATAAATTTATTAACTTTAGGAACAGCAACAGGAGCAGCAGGTACAATTAGCAAACTTGCATTATACACAAGCTCATTTGGGGGATATGGATTTGGAGTTTCACCAGCACAACTTGATTATGTTACTGATGGAAGTCATGTTTTTTATAAAAATGGAGTTACTCCAACTGAATTATTAAGAATTACAAATGTAGGTAATGTAAGTATAGCAGGAACTTTAACTGTTACAGGTAGTATTGCTGGATCATTAGTTGGAACTGCATCTTACGCAACTCAAGCATTATCTGCTTCATACTATGGAGGATCTGTAATCAGCGCATCTCTAGCTCAAACTGCTTCTTATGTTTTAAATGCAGTTAGTGCTTCATTTGCTTCAACATCTTCTTACGTATTAAATGCAGTTAGCGCTTCATTTGCTCCTTCAACTCCTACTTTTCCATATACAGGAAGTGCAATCATATCAGGTTCACTGACAGTAACTGGTTCTTTAAATGCTATAGGAAGTACAAACATAAGTGGATCTTTAGCTATTATAAGTGGATCTTTCTCTCTTACTGGATCTGGTGGTAGCACAATGTACATAGGAAAATCTAACCAGTACTCAACTCTTACAGCTGTACAATTTGAAGTTGGAGCACCAACTAATACAAACTGGAATATACTAGGAGGTCCAGGTTCTATGTTGTTAAACGCACCTGGTGGTCGTTTAGATATTATGGTATCCAATAATCTGAATGTTTATTTTTACGACACATACGCTAAGTTTAGATATAGTGCCATATTTGGTACTGTCACTCCTAATCCATCAGCTATTGTACATGTTAGAGGAGCTGGTACAACATCATCAACAACTGCACTTCTAGTACAAAATGCAACTCCTTCAGATGTATTTAAAGTAACAGATGATGGTAAAACAACTATTGCTGCTTCTGGATTTCCTTTAATAGTTAATTCAACAAACAGTAACTCATTCAAAATGACTTTGCAAGATAACGGTGTTACTCGTGGTTATTTTGGAAGTGGAAATGGAATACCATTACAGATTGGAGATGCATCAGGAAATCCAACTCATACTTTTTATAGTACGGGTACTATTAGTTCCCTTGGAGGAATTTATGTAGGAAGTGCATCAACTTTGCCATCAGCTCGACTTCATTCTGTAGGTTCAGGTTCTACTTCAGCAACTACAAATGTTTTAATACAAAACTCATCATCTGTAAATTTATTTAAAATAACTGATAATGGAGTAACAACAATTACTGGAACAGCTCAGATTACTGGAAGTGCTCAAATTACTGGCAGTTTAATAATATCAAGTTCAAATACAACCCAATTAACATTACTAGGATCAGGTTCTGCATTACCTATATTCACAGTACAAGGATCACAAGGAGAACTATTCTCAGTAACAGATAGCTTATCTGGATCTTTATTCAGTGTAAATGATATATCAGGTTTACCTATTTTAGAAGTATTCTCAGACAACACTACTTTCATAGGAGATTATCAAGCACCAGCACTCTATACAACAAAGAAAATAACAGCAGTATCAGGTGTAAATTTAGTGTATAGTTTAAGTACAGGATCTTATGATGGAGTGTTTATGGACTATATAATTAGATCAGGTTCAAATTCTCGAGCTGGAACTTTTACAGCATTGTGGGGTAATGGAGGAACAGCAAACTACATGGACAACTCGACTACAGACTTTGGAAGTACTTCAGGATTTACTTTTGGAGCTTCAATATCGGGATCTAATATGATAGTTACAGGTTCAGCAAGTACAACAGGATGGACTATAAAATCCATTATTAGAAGTATATAAGTTATGTCGTTTAATTATTCTCCTAAAACAGTCACTGATGGATTAGTATTGTGTTTAGATGCAGCTAATACTAAATCATACCCAGGAAGTGGAACTACTTGGAGTGATATAGGCAAGAATAAAAATGATGGTACATTAATAAATGGACCTACATTTAATAGTGGAAATGGAGGAAGTATAGTGTTTGATGGTGTAAACGACTATGCAGACTTAGGAATCAAAACTTCACTAACCCCCGGGACCGGAGACTTTACTTTTGAACTTTGGATTAACCCAAATAATTGGTCTAGCACATATGCTCCTTTGTTAATGGGAGATGTAACTAATGGTATATGGATTGGAAAAAACGGATCTAATTTTGTATTGCGTAAAGCAAATGTAGCAGATGATTTGCAATATAACATATTTCCAACAGCAAATGTGTGGAGTCAGATTGTAGTTAAAAGAATTTCAAACATAGCATCAATTGCATATAACACAACTCAAGTTGTTAGTGGCACTGTTACTACAAATTATCCACAAGGTAGACTAAGAATATCTACCGATATTGTATCTAACTTTTTTACAGGCAAGATTTCAAATCTTAAATATTATAATAGAGGTTTAACTAACAACGAAGTAACACAAAACTATAACGCATTAAAAAGAAGATTCGGATTATAAAAAATGGAAACAACAAATTACGAAAACAGAAAGTTTATGATCTTTTCAATAACAGAACTAGATCAAATTGATTTTACTCAAGTACAAGAAACATCAGTAAACACAGTTAGAAAATCAGTTGACAATACAAAAACATTTGTTAAGTGGGATGAGGAAATACCTAGTTGTGTAGAGAACCTCACTACAAAAGAAGGTCCTTATACTTATGAAGAAATGTTAGAAATTTTAGCTACAGAAGCTTGGACAGGCCCTGATTTATTATCTATGTCATGAGTACGGTAAGAGGTGGTTTAGATAATCCTGGTATCAATGGTCTAACATTGCATATAGATGCTGCTAA